GACACGGCGCTTGGTCTCCTGTCGGGCGGGTCGGGCGGGGCCGGTTGCGGCGGAGACAGGCCAGCGAGGACCGCGGGTTCCAACCGCGCGCCCCGCTCGCTGTGCGGGGCAACCAGGAGGCCATCGCCTGTCCCCGCCGCTTCCGGGTGGTACTCCCGGCGGGCCAGGTTCCTAGGAGGACCTGCCGGGGGCATCCGGCGCGGGCGGTTGAGCCTGCGTCATCTGCCAGCGCTGGACGCTAAGCGCGGGAGCGGGCTTGGGTCGCGTCCTCACAAGTGGTGGCGAGTTGCCCGTTGAACTTGCCGGTTCGGGAGGTATATGGTTTCGGCGTGGACAGGGATTAGCAACCCAGTCCCCCGGGGTCTGTGTCACACCCATACCCGCCTTGACGTTCCTGTCTGTTGGCGCGTTGGCCCAGCCCCGCCCCCGCACACCACGCACCCCCGGGTGCAAGAAAGGCATCACCATGACCACGGCTTCCGTGCACACGGACGACGCGCCCACCCAGGACGCGGACCCGGCCGCCGCCGAGACCGACGCCCCCGCCGCGCCGGCCGCGCTGCCCGACGACCTGACGACGGAGAACCTCCACGAGCTCGGCGAGAAGGCCGCAGCGTTCGCGGTCATCGCCGAGCGCTTCGCCGTCCTCTCCGCCGAGCACACCGCCACCTTCCGGGCCGCGATGCTGGCGCGCTTCCGCCACGACAGGAGCGACCGGGTCGGCGTCTACCTCGACGACGAGCAGACCGTCTCGTACGCGGTGGTCAAGCCGAAGCCCGGCCCGAAGATCATCGACGCGCAGAAGTTCCTGGAGTGGGTGGCCGAGAACCACCCGGAGCACATCCAGGTCGTGGAGTTGGTCATGCCCGCCTTCGAGAAGGCGCTGGCGAAGAGGGCGGTCCGCGCCGGTGACGGCGTGACGATGGTGGACCCGGAGTCGGGCCTCGTGATCGACGGCATGGAGTGGGTGAAGCTGCCGCCCAAGAGCATCTCGCCCTCGTGGGCGGGCGACGGCAAGACCCGCATCCTGGAGGCCCTCGCCGCCGACGCCGGGATGGGCGAGCTGATCACGAGCTCCCTGCTCGCCCTTGAGGGCGGTGACGTGTGATGCAGATCCTCACCCTGCTGGCCACCCGCGCCGCCGACTGGACCGGCGCCCGCTGCGGCAAGCCGGACATCGACCCGGAGGACATGTACCCGCACCCGACCGATACGGCGGGCATCGAGTACGCGAAGGACGTGTGCGAGGCCTGCCCCCTGAACATCCGGGAGAAGTGCCTCGACGACGCGTTGGCGACCGGCCGCACCACCGACTTCGGGATGCGCGGCGGCCTCACCGAGGACGAGCGCAGGAGCCTGCGTCGCCGCCGCTCCAACGCGGCGAAGCGGCAGCAGAAGCGCGAACAAGCGCAGTGCGCCTAGCAACCGTGCCCACTCCAGTCAGCGAGGACTACCCCGTGGACAGCACCACCGCCCGCGCACGCGCTGCGCGCCGCGCCGCCCCCCGGCGGAGTGACGCGAAGGCGTTCGCGGGCATCCGCACCGCCCTGGACATGCGCCTGACGCCCGGCGCGTTCCAGACCTACGCCCTGCTGCTCACCAAGCGCCAGGGCAGCTGGGTGACCGTGGCCGAGGTCAAGGAGGCCACACGCTTGAGCGAGCACCAGGCCCGCTACTACCTGGCCGAGCTCACGCGGCGCGGCCTGATCGAGCGCCGCCGCCGCTTCATGACGAAGGCGGCCCTGGTGCCGACCAGCTTCCGCCTCGTCGAGATGGAGGCGCAGCAGTGAGCGCCCCGACCCGCGTGGATGCCGACGCCCAGCTGGAGACCGCGATGGGGCGCCGTGCCCCCTTCACTCAGCTCGGCGACTGGGTGCTCCTGTCGGGCGTCAGCCCGCAGGCACACACCCTGTACTGGATGCTGTCGGCCCACCTGTCGACCAGCCGCGACGACCTGATGGTGTGGCCGTCGCAGGACGTGCTGGCACAGGTGTGCGGCTACTCCCGCGTGCAGTCCATCACCCGCTACATCGACGAGCTGCGCGGCATCGGCGCCATCGAAACCGAGCCGGTGCGGTACGCCGGTGGCACCCGGCAGCGGATCCGGTACACGATCCACCAGACCCCGGCCCCGGACTACACCGGCCCGATCTCCCTGACGGACTTCTACGCCGCCCGGAAGATCAGCACCGATGGTGTGGTTATCCCGGTGAAGGACGGCCGTCAGGGTCAGGCCGGCGGGAAGGCCACGGCCGCGAAGCTGCCCGGCGCCGAGCCCGTCGAGGAGACCGTGGCCGTCGAGGAGACCGTGGCCGTCGAGGAGGCGGCCGAGACACCCGCGCCGCGTACCGCACGCAAGCGCAACCCGGGGAAGCGTGAGCGGGAGGCCGCCGAGCGGAAGGCCGAGCGCACTGCGGAGGAGCAGCGGATCCGCGACGCCGCGCAGGACGGCGCCCAATGGTGGTGGGACGAGTGCAACGCCCGCCTTGGGAAGTGGGCGGGCGGTCAGGGTGGCTTCCTGGCGCTGCGCGGCTACATCGAGCGCGCCATCAAGGCCGGATACACCCGCGAGGAGATCCAGACCGCGCTGAGGCGGTGCGGGCGGCATCTGCCCAACAAGCAGCAGTGGCAGGACGAGCTGGGCCGGGCCAAGGGACTGCGGACCGGCGGCACTCCGGCGGGCCGTGAGCCCATGTACGACGACAAGATCCACACGCGCAGCACCGGCCCCGCGCCGGTCTACAGCGACGCGGAAGTTTCCGCGCTGCTCGACGCCTAGAAGGGGTGGGGGGACGTGATCACGATCGACAGGCCGAACCCGGTGCACACCGACCCGCAGTACGACGCGCCGCGCCTGAGCGTGGAGGAGATGCGGGCCGCGGTGCTGGAGCGCCAGCTCGCGAGGATCGAGCAGGGGCGCGCGCATGTCGCGCAGCCCTCGGGCGAAGCGTGGGAGAACCGGCTGGAGTACCAGCACCGCATCAACTGGGATGCCTGGCGCAACTCGCTGGACCGGGCGCAGCACACCGCCTACCTGGCGTGGCGGATCGACGACCGGTCCGCGGGCCTGGCCCCGGCCGGGCCGACGCGCCTGCTGGGTGACCACCAGCACCCCGCCGTGCTGCGCGGGTGGGTGGACCGCCTCGCCGAGAAGACGCTCCAGAAGAAGCACCTCGTCTGCTGGGGCGGCGTCGGTGGCGGGAAGACCACGGCGGCCGTCGCTGCCGGAACCGCCGCCGTGCAGGCCGGGGTGATGTCCCGCTACGTGCGCCACACCGACTACCTCAAGTGGCTACGCCCGGACCAGGCGCCCGCCGGCATGTCGGCCGTCAAGGTCCGCGAGTTCCACGACCGCGCCCCGCTGCTGATCCTGGATGAGCTCTGTGGCGACATGGACGGCATGGCGTCCGAGTTCGCCCGGCAGGAGTCGCTGGACCTGCTGGACAAGCGTCGCGCGGCCGGGCTGTCCACCGTGGTCTGCACGAACGTGCCGTCCGCGCAGGTCGCGCGGGTCCTCGGGGACCGCTTCATGTCCCGGCTCGGCCAGGACGCGCTGCCGCTGGAGTTCAAGGCGCCGGACCAGCGCGCGCCCGTCTCCTGGGGCTGACTCGCACCTCGCACGCCAAGGGGCCGCTTTTCTCAGACTGAGAAAAGCGGCCCCTTCCTGGTGTTGCCCGGGTCAGTCGCCGAGGGCCATGAGCGCGGCGCGGAGCCTCACCCGCAGCTCCTCCGCCGCCACCGGGTCTTCCTTCCGGACCGCGAGCAGCGTGTCCTGGTCGAGCGCGTGCGCGGCCTTGGTGGCGCGCTGCACCGGGCCGGGCCTGGCGGGCAGCTCGGGCCGCTCCTCGTCCGCTGCGGTGACCATGACGCCGAGCCGCTCGGAGGCCGCGCGGAGGGTCTTGGCGGTCACGGCGCCTGCCTCCAGGGCCATCTGCCAGACCTTGCGGAGCGTGGCGTCGGCCGCGTCCTTGTCGCGCTCCGGCCGGTATGCGGCCTTCCACACGCCGTAGGCGGCCGCGAGCGTGTCTTTATTCGCGGCGTCGCCGACACCCGGGCCGAGGGCCAGCAACACGGTCTGCTGGTTGACGATGCGGTACAGCGTCGCCTGCTTCAGCTCGTGGACCTTCTCCGCGTAGGCGACGAAGGTCGGGAACGGCTGCTTGGTGTCGGGGTCGAGCTGCTTGCGCCACAGCTCACGCTCCTTGAGCTCCCACAGGGAGACGCGGGCCTGCTGGGCGAAGGCATCGGTGATGGCCTTGAGGCCGGTCATCATCGTGCTCTTGGCGTCGTAGAGGCGGCCCTCGAACCAGGCGAGCTGTTCCTCCTCAGAGGCGCCCTCGGGCGGCAGCTCCTCGTAGTACGCCTGGTCCGCGCCGGTCGTGATAACGGTGCCGATGATGGGCTCGGCGGCAGCCGCGGGCTCCGGCTCGCGCGTGGCCGGCACCGTGGCCAACGGCGCCGGTTCGCGGTCGTTGACGCCGAGTCGGCTCGGGTCGATCGGGTCGGACAGTGCCTCGTCCTCGTCGATCGGGCCGAGCATCTGTCCCCGTGCCTTGGCCATCAGATGTCCACCTTCTCCAGTTCGCGCTTAGTGATCAGCTTCTTGTCGAGTGCCTGATCGGGCGTGATGATCTCCGTCTCCAGCATGAGCGGGACGAAGCCCGTCAGGTCCTTCCAGCGGATGTGGTCGACCAAGTCGTCCGGGACGCGGACGCCGGGGATGCGTCCGAAGGCTCGCGAGTAGGCGACGATGCCGGGCAGGTCGGTGTCCACCAGCGGGTAGGCGCCGCCCTTCTGGTCCTCGTTCAGCAGCATCTCGCGGGCGCCGGCCGCGTCGTTCGAGCTGGTGTTGCACCGGTTGAGGACGTAGAACATCATCACGCCGCCGACGGTGTTGCCGCGGGCGGCCAGGATGGCGGACTGGCGGGTCTTCGGCGCGGCGGTCAGGTCGCCCTGGTCGGGGTACAGGGGGACGATCAGGCGCTTCGCCTTGGTCACGGCGCCCTGGAACGCGAGCACGTTGCCGCCACCGACGTCGACCACGATGTCGTCGTACAGGCCGGTCGCGATGAGCTCGTCGAGCTTGTCGTCCAGGTCGTCGAGCGGGTGCCGGATCACCTCGAACGGCCAGGTGTAGCCGCGGCGGCGGGCGTACTTGGGCCACTCGCTGGAGGTCTGGCTGACGGAGTCGGCGTCGATGAACATGACGCGACGGCGCAGCACGGTGCACAGCAGCAGAGCGATCAGCATGGCGATGCGCGTTTTGCCTGTGCCGCCCTTGAGTGCGCCGACGACGTAGACCTTGGTGGCCTCGTCCGGGTCTGTGCGCGTCTCTGGGTTGACGAGTGCGACGGTGTTTGGCTCGGCGGCGGGGGCCGGGATGGTGGCCACGTGGGGGTGTCCCTCCTCGTTCGGGCGGTGAAAGGTCATGTGTGTGCGGCGAGCTGTCGCTTTTCCCAGTCGGTCTCGGGCACGTAGCCCGCATGCCGCTGGAGAGCTTGGACGTAGGCCCGGTCCCGGCTGTCCCAGACGGGCCTGCGCTTCGACGCGGCGCGCAGCTCGGCGGCGGCCAGGGCGACGGCGAACACGGCGAGGTCGATGAGCTCCAGGTCGCCGGAGTCGGCGACGGCGTCGAAGTACGCCGGGGCCGACGGCGGGGCCACGTCGAGCTTGTGGAGCCCGGCGGAGCGCAGCCAGGAGTGCGCGAGCGTGTGCGCCAGGCTCTGTTGGATGGGCGTCAGGAGTGCTGCCGCCACGATCCCGTGGGCCTGGTCGGGCGAGTGGACGACCAGCCAGGCTTTGCAGGCTTCCTGGCGGTCGGCGGCCGCAGTGGCGCGCTGGTGGTCGTCGTCATCGGCCGGCAGCAGTCGCTCGCGGGGCGCGGGCAGGACGGGCGCCGCGGTCCGCTCGACGGCGGGGGCGCCGCTCGACGGAGCGGGGGCCACTGCCGGGGTCGGCGCCCGGTGCGGGCCGGTGAGTACGGCGGCCTTGGCATGCGCCACGTCCGCGTTCGAGTCACGGATCACGTGCCAGGCCGCAACCTGCTGCTCGGGGTCCGGAAGCTCCATCAGCAGCCGGGCCGTGTCGGGGCCGAGCTTCTCCTCGTCGACTGCCTGCTGGAGTTCCTCGGGCAGTTTCAGTAGGGCGAGGCGGCGCGAGACGTGGCTCTTGGCGCAGCCGAGCTCATCCGCGATGGTCTGATACGACCAGCCGCTGTCAGCCCACCTCCTGAACTGGCGGGCCTCCTCGATCGGGGTGGCCTGCTTGCGGTGGAAGTTCTCGCTGAACTGGGCGCGCTGTAGGTCGGTGATTGGCGCGAGCTCGTCGCGGACGACGGCCGGGTACGTCTCCGCCTTCGCAGCGATGGAGGCACGCCAGCGGCGCTCACCGAAGATCAGGACGTACTCACTGAACGGGAGCTCGGGGTACTCCGGGTCGTCGGCGAACTGCGGGTGCGCTTCGAGGAACGCCTCCGTGGTGCAGACGGTGCCGGCCTGGAGCACGCCGTCGCGGAGGATGCTCGCGGTCAGCCCGCTCAGGTCGCCCATCGCCCGGTCGTTGAACGGGTTCCGGTGGATGTTCTCGACCGGGATGTCGAGTGCAACGTGCCCTGCCTGGGGCTCTGGTGGGGCCGTCGCGGACTCGACTGACATGCGGGTACTCCAGTCACGGGGGGTCTGTGTCAGGAGTGAGAGTAGTCTGCCCAGGAGAACGTTCCTGCCAGGAACGCCAAGATGTGCCGAAATGGGCGATGTTCCTGCCAGGAACGTGGGCCAAACGAGACCCGAGGGGGGCCTGTTGGAGTCCGTGGACGGGGCGGTCCGTGCCGCTGTGGGGGCGGCCGCATCCGCGCGCGAGCTCGCCGACGCTGCTTGTGCGCTCGTCGGCCAGGCGCACGAACCGCAGCCGACGAGGCAGCGGATCCGCGATGTCCGTCAGATTCGGGTGCTGGCACTGGAGCTGCTGGACCGGACCGTTCTCGCGCAGCTGCTCGCCGGAGCATCGTGGGCGGAAGTCGCCGAGGCGCTGATGCTGCCGGAGGATCTGACGCGCTCGCGCTACGCGGACGCGTTGGCGATCTGGTCCGGCCGGGCCGAGGACGCCGCGGTGTCGATGCCCGGGTCGGCCGGGGATCGGGACGTGGAGGGGACGGCGGCCGCGCTGGATGCGTGGTGGCTTCGGCACGCTGAGGGTGCGTCGGTCTGCGCGGGCGATGTGGTGACCGATCCGGTTTCTCGTCTACTTAACGCCCTGCCGTAGCTGCGGATTGTCAGTCGGGAGGTATACACTTTGGGGTGAGCGCAGGAGGTTAGCACCCTCCGCCGCGCATCATCGCCGGGCCCGCGCCTTGGCGATCCGCACTCCGAGAGGACCCCCCGATATGGCTGGCGCCATCGCGCCTACGCGTCCCCGCACCACCCGCAAGCCCACCGGCCTCCCGTCGTGGCCGATGCTGCTCCTGGCCGGCCGCGAGAAGTCCGGCAAGTCCTACGAGGCCGCGCGGTTCTCCGGCTCCGACCTGATCGGCCGCACCTTCTGGGTGCCCGTCGGCGAGGGCGAAGAGGACCTGTACGGTGCCATCCCCGGCGCCCGCTACGAGATCGTCAACCACAACGGCACCTATCAGGATCTCCTCGACGCCATCCGCTGGGCCGTCGCGCAGCCGCGCGGCGAGGACGGCAAGCCGAACACGATCGTCGTGGACTCCGTCAGCGTCCTGTGGGAGATGCTCGGCGACGAGCAGGCCCTCGTCGCCCGCAACCGCGCCATCGCCAAGGCCGCCCGGCAGAAGCGGCAGGGGCCTGGCCCCGACGACGAGGTGACCATCACCGCCGACCAGTGGAACGTCGCCAAGCGCCGCTGGCAGGCCGTCATCAACGCGCTGCGCCACCACGACGGCCCGGTCATCCTGTGCGCCCGCCTGGAAGAGGTGGCCGTCATGGACGCCACCGGGCAGCCCACCAAAGAGCGCATGTGGAAGCCGCAGATCGAGAAGCGCACCCCGTTCGAGGTGACCGGGATCATCCAGCTCCGTGGCTTCCAGCAGGCCTACCTCACCGGCATCCGCTCCCTCGCGCGGAACGTCAGCCCCGACGAGATCACGCCCTACCCGGGCTTCACCCTCGACAAGCTGATGCGCGACCTGGGCCTCGGTGAGGCGCAGACGCAGCAGCGGCACTACATCACCCCGAAGCCGGAGGCGTACCTCGCTGAGGCCGCGGAGGAGGAAGCGCGGGTCGCCGCCGCGAACGGCCAGGCGGACGAGCGGCGCCGGGCCGCCCGGCAGCAGCTCCCCGAGGCGAAGGAGGTGGCGGAGCAGCTCGAAGCGGCCTACCTGTCGGGCAACCCGCAGGAGCTGGTGAAGCTCCGCAGTTCCCACGGGGCGAGCGTCCTCAAGCAGGTCCGCATCAAGACGCCGTGGGGCATGCTCGACGCGGACTCGGCGATCTCCAAGGCTCTCGACGACGTGCGCGGCATCCCGGAGGGGACGCCGGAGGACGGCCAGGCGTCCGCGCCGTCGACCCCGGCCCGGCCGGAGCAGCCGGTAGAGGCCGCGCCCGCAGCGGCCCCGGCTGCTGCCCCGGCTGCTGCCCCGGCCGCTGTAGCGGTCGCCGAGCAGCCCGCGCCCGCACCGGCCCGCCCCCGGACCGCGCAGGAGCGCACGCACCTCGCCCTCCTGGAGCACGTGAGGTTGCAGGCGCAGGTGCTCGGCAAGCAGCCGCACGACCTGCTCGGCGTCCCGGCCGACCAGGTGGACGGTCTGCCGAACGCGACGCTGACCGTGGCGGCGCGGACCAACCGCGACGCTGTCGTGGGGGCGCTGCGGGCGCAGGGCCGCGTCACCGGTGCGGACGCCTACGCGGCGACCGACCCGCGGCAGGTCTACAAGGCCGTGGTCGCCCTGACGGAGGCCGTCACCGCCCGCTGAGTCGGGCACACGCGAAGAGGGCCGCCCCCACTGTGGGGGCGGCCCTCTCGTGTGTCTGGGCTACTGGCCGTTGTCTCCGGCGCGCATCCTGCGCTTGAGCGCGATGAACTCCTCCGGGTGCTGGGCGGCGAGCGCAAGGTGCGCCTTGCGGACCGGATCCGGCTCCGGGAGTCGGCCGGCGCGGGCCTGCTCCCCGGCAACGATCAGCTTGGCCAAGCGGAGCTCGAACTCGCAGCGCTTGCGGACCTGCGTGGATCGCGCCGTGTAGGCGTTGCGGGACTCGTCAGGTGCCTGCTGGACGATCGGCCCGTGGTGGCGGAGCAGCCGGTCCAGGGTCTGAGCCGTCCGGGCGACGACGCGGGCGTGTCGGAAAGCCTGCGTCTGCACCTCCCGGCCCTTCGGCCTGACCGAGACGTGCTCGATGAGCTGGGCCGCGAAGTCCTCTTCGCCGAGCTGCACCAGGAAGTCGGCCTCATCGTCGATGGCGTCGAGCAGCTCGTCGGACATGGGTGCGGGCTGGCGAGCCATCCGGGTCTCCTTGAGCGCGGTGGACGGTCCCGTCTGCTGCGCGGGTCCTTGGTGCGTTGGCGGCCCTGGGCGTCAGTGCCCAGCCGTGTGCCAGGTCATCGCAGGGCACTGCTTGCTGGCCCCGGCTCCACCCGCGAAGGCGTGACGCCAGTGGTCTTGGATCGACATCGGCCCAGCCCGCTCTCCGAAAGGCTGGAGAATACCGGGCCGCTCTCTCCTCGACGGCTGAGCACCGACGGCCAGGGCCGCCAACAATGATCAGGGTAGCGTCAAAGCGTTACCCCGGGGGACGGCTACTGCTGGTCGTCCTGGCTGGGTACGGCCTTCTTGTGGGGGGTGCGGCGCTTCGCGGCCAGCGCCGCCGGGGCCTCCGCCTCGGGCGCGGCCGGGGCGTCGGTGGCGGGGGCGGCCGCGACGGCGGGGGCCGCGGTGACGCTGGTGTCCGCCGGGACGATCGCCACGGCCGGGATCGCGGTCACCGTCGGGGCCGCGAGCGGGGCGGGGATCAGCGCGGGGGTCTGGCCGCACGGGTTCAGGCACACGCCGTTGGCGGCCGCGTCGCAGGTCGTGCAGTCGGCGACGGGGTTCGCGGCGAGAGCAGCCTTCGGGGTGGTCGCGCTCTCGATGGCCTGGGTGACGCCGAACCGCTGCCACAGCTGCCGGTAGGCGAGCTCGGCCGCGCCGACGATCGCGGACAGCGCGGCGCCGTAGGCGATGGAACCGCCGTCGCTGGTGAAGCCGCCCTGAGCGACGATCTGCGCGGTGGCGGCCAGCGTCGCCAGAGCGCCGACGATGACCTCCTTGGTGCGCGGGCTCCAGTGCGGGCGCAGGACGACGGCGGCGAGCAGGGGCAGGACCGCGCCGACGGCGGTGCCGATGCCGGCGCTCTGGGCGAGCAGGGCCACAGTGTTCATGGGGGGTGTTCCTCCGGGTGTCGTGGAGCTGGCGCGAGGATGTTGCCGGGCTGCGGGCCGTTAGGTCGCGGGCTCGGCCGGGTGGTCGGCCAGGTCGTCGGACAGCTCCTCCGGCACCGGGGGTGGGGTCTCGCCGCGCTCGACGAGGAGGTGGCGCAGCGCGCGGATGTAGCGGACTGCGGCGGAGATGCGGCGGCGGTCGTCGGCGCGGCCGGTCTCAAGGAGGGTGATCTTCTCGCCCTGTGCCTGGGCTGCGTCTTCGAGGGCGCGTACCCGCTCGCGCAGGTCGCTGCGCTCCTCCTGGGCTTCGTCGACCAGGGAGGCGAAGCCACGGAAGACGACATCGGCGCCCTGCGCCCCGCGCTCGGTGTCCTGGGCGCGCTCGGCGCGGGCATGCGCGCGGGCCTGGAGCCGGTACTGCAACGAGGGGCCGACGAGGGCCAGGACCGCGATGGCGATGGGCACCACGACTATCTGAATCACGGCGTGGAGTCCTCTCGTCGGCGGCCGCTGGCAGGGGTGGGTGCGCGGGGCCGAGGCTCAAGTCCCAGGTGGGACAGGGCTCTCGGCCCCCGCACCGCGAACTGTCCCGGACGGATCAGCCTTGCGTCGCGCCCGTCACGACTGCGGGAAGGCGGCGTCCACGTCGGCCTGCACCTGGGCGTTCTTCGTCTCGACGCTGTTGTCGATCTCCTGTCGGCTGGCGCTGTAGACGTCCGAGGCTGACTGGTACTGGCCGGAGGCGTCCATTTGGTTCACGGCCTGCTCGTAGCCGAGCCAGGTACCGCGGATCTGGTCCGTGAGCGCCATCGTCACCAGGTCCACGTCGGGCGTGCTCTGGTTGTCGGGGTAGATGCCGTGATAGGCGGCGGCGACCCGGGGCCACGCCTCGTCGGGGATGTTGATGGTGATCTGCTGCATGTGGGCTGTCCTTACTTGGAGTAGGTGATGCGGAGCATCGGCGGGTGCGTGTTGCCCACGCCGTCGAAGATGCCGTAGTAGGTACGGTCGGTACTGCTGCCGAGGTCGCCGCCGAGAGTGATGCCTCGGTAGATCGACCCGGAGTTGAAGCCCGCGTTCCAGGACGACGGGAGCGTGACCCACTTGCCTGCGGCGATCGGCCAGGAGCCGACGCTCGTCGTCAGGCCGGCCGAGGCGAAGGAGCCTGGCGAACTGGTGTTGGAATGGACGCCGATGTGCGCCGTGCCGCCCGCGTTGTAGTACCAATGGTTCGCGTACAGGTACACCTCGACCTTGCTGATCTTCGCGGTGGAGCCCATGTCGGTGTAGGGCTGCGTACCGAAGCCGACCATGGAGCGCTGGGTGCCCCACGTGCCCGAGTAGTAGCCCTGGAACATCTCGCCCGAGGTGGTGCCCGCGTTGCCGTATCGCGTGGACCAGGTGGCGCTGTAGGTCTTCACGTACGTCTGCACGGCAGTGACCGCGGCGCCGCCGGTGTTGAAGACACCGCCCTCGTGGACGGCCGGGCCGATGTCCTCGATGATGAAGTCGCTGGACTGGACCTGGCCGTAGTTGCGCAGGAAGAAGCCGGTCGCGTTACCGACGTGCCGCTGGGCGGCCCACAGCACGCGGTGCGTGCCCGGCGCGATGGCGGTGCTGGAGCCATACAGGCCGCCCGCGTCTGCGGAGCACACCATGATGCCGGTGACATCAGCACTGAAGTCGGTGCCAGCCCCGTCGTAGGCCAAGGCCTGCTTCCGGGCAATCATCCAGTCGGTGACCTTCGGTGACACACCGTTCGGCGTGATGATCTGACAGCCGTTCAGGGTGCTGGACGTGCCGGACACGAGGAGCTGGCACTCCAGCCCCTGGGTGCCGGTGCCGCCGGTGAAGTCGAACACCGACTCGGCGTGCATGCGGTACATGCGGCCCTCGACGGCCTGGAACTGAAGCTCGATCAGGCCCGTCTCGCCGGTGAAGCCAGTGCTCCCGGACGGCTGCTGCGTCCAGGCCCGCTCGTACGTGACGACGCCCCACGGCATGTTCCACAGGAGCGTCGAAAGCTCCTGCCCCTGGTACCAGAACTGGCCGGTCGGATCGTCCGGGCTCGCGGTCGCCGGGCGCAGCGGCGTGAACAGGGAGTTGAAGGCGCCGACGCCGTTCGGGTCGATCTTCGCGGCGCCTCCGGCGAACGTGGCGTGCGCGTTCGCGGAAGTGAGTTCGGTGGCGAGGCTGCCGTCCGGGGCGAACAGGCGCAGGCCGGCGCCGGACAGGTCCGCGGCGCCGTTGCCTTCCTGCATCACCATCACGTCGTCGATGCCGAGGTACGTCATGCCCGAGATGCTGGCCCCGCCCGGGTTGTTGTTCGTGAAGGAGATCCGGCCTTGGGTCGCGCCCGCGGGGATGACGACTTCGGCCGTGTCCTCGGTCCAGCTGATGAAGGCGGGGAGGGTCTGGTTGTTGGCCCCCGCGAGCTGGTCGGTCCAGGTGGTGCCGTCCGGGGTGGTCTCGAAGCGGACCTGCATCACGCCGTTACCGGCGTACCAGTAGCGGAACATGTAGGTCTGCCCGGCGGCGACCGGGAAGGTGTTGCTGATGGCCTTCGCCCAACCGGCCCCCGTCGCGCCGAGCACGCCCTTACCCTGGCCGCTGCGCGCACCGAAACCGCCGGTCGCGATCTCGACGTGCGCCGAGCACGTCCCGTCGCTGACGCTGAACGCCCACGACGACAGGGCCAGATCCTCGAAGCCCCCGTTCGCGACGAGGTTGCCGCTGACGGAACCGAGGGTGAGCTTGTCGGCGGCGATCGTCCCGGCCTGGATGTGCGCGGTGGTGATGGCGCCGTTCTGGATTTGCGTGCCGGGGAGGACTGGCCGCACCTCAGCGTTGTCGAACCACACGGTTCCGGCTGTCGCCTGGTAGGCCTCCGCAAGGATCACGGCGCGCGCGGCGGTGGCCGGCGCGGTGCCGCTCTTGGTGATGCGCTGCCAGGTGCCGCCCGCGGTGATGGTGACGGGCTGCGCGACGGAGTAGCCGAGGATGGTGCCGGTTGCGGTCTCCCAGCGCAGGTAGAACTTCACCGTGTTCCCGGCCCACGCGGAGGACACCTTGTAGTCGGTCGCGCAGTACCACTGGTCGCCGGGCAGGACGGCGACGCGGGTCACCTCGAACGTCCTGGTGGTGGCGGTCACGGCGGTGGCGTCGCATTTCAGCGACGCGAGGGAGCTGTTGGTGGTGGTGAGATCCTGCGTGAACGCGGGGTTCGCGGCGGCGGTGATGGCGGCCGCGGTGACGACGCCGTCGAAGCTGGGGTCGGGCAGGACGTTGCTGCCGGTGCCGACGCTGAGGCGGTCCGCGGTGATGCCGCCGGTGGCGATCTGCCCGGCCGTGATGGTGTTCGCGGCGAGCCGGTCACCGGTCAGCGAGAGCGCCTTGACCTGGGTGGCGGTGATGGACGCGGCGACGATCTTCCCCGCGTCGAGGGTGCCCGCGGCGATGACGCCGCCGTCGATCGTGTTCGCGACCATGTGCTGCGTCTGGATCGCGCCGCCCTGGATCTGCGTGCCGGGCAGCACGGGCAGCACCACGGCGTTGTCGAACCACACGGTGCCCGCGGTCGAGTTGAACGACTGCGGCGCGGCCTGCACGCGGACGGTCCCGGCCGGGGCGGAGCCCTGCGCGGTGATGCGGTGCCAGCCTCCGTCATTGGTGGGCGGTCCAGCGATGGCGGTCACGTAGCCGAGGGCGGCCCCGGTGCCGTCGAGAAACATGGCGTAGAAGCGCACGGAGTCCCCGGCCCAGTCACCAGACACCTTGTAGTCGATGGCCAGGTACAGCTGATCGGCGGACGCGGCGGGCGCGTCGAGGATCGTCAGCAGCCGGTTGCCGCCCCCGGCGGCGGCGTTCATCTTGAGGGAGTGCGCCGAGCCGTTGCCGGTCGCGTCGATCGAGAGGTTGCCCGGGTCGGTGGCGACGAGGGCCGCACTGTAGGCGCCTTCGAAGCTGGGGTCGGCGAGGAGGTTGTTGCCCGAGCCGACGGTCAGCTTGTCCGTGGTGATGGCCCCGGCCGCGATGGTCGCGGCGACGACGGCCCCGGCCTGAATCTTCGCGGTGCTGATCGCGCCGTCCTGGACCTTGGCCACCGAGACGGCGGCGTCGTGGAGCGCCTCCTCCAGGACAGCGCCGTCCTGGATGGCGACGGAGGTGACGGCGCCGACGGCGATGTTCGCGGCCTGGACGGCGCCGGCCGCGAGCTTCGTCTCGTCGATGATGCCGTCGACCACGTCGGAGGCGACGACCTGGCGGGCGGCGGTGGAGACGTGCGCGGACTCCGGGCCGCGGACCCCCGAGGAGTTCTTCCCGGTGAGGCAGATCGACAGGGTGCTGTAGTTGTCGGGGGTGTAGGTGACGGTCCCGCCGGTCGCGCTGGTGATCGTGGCGATGACCGTGGTGTCGTCTGCGGTGAACGGCTCCGTCGGCGAGGCGTGCACTTCGACGCTGTCGAAGTCGCTCGGGGCGTCGACGCCTCCGGCCCATGTGCCGTCCCATGCGACGGAGACCGACGCGACCGCGGGGGTGACGATCGGGGTGGTCGGCGCGGCCGGCGGGGTCGGGTTGAAGTGGATGAGGGTGACGGCGCCGTCGGCCTGCGGGCCGAACGAGGCGCGCAGATCCCCGGTGATGGTGTCGTACATCTCCAGGCTTTGGCCGACCTGTGCGGCGAGGTTGCCGTCCCCGTCGTACACGTCGATGGAGGCGTTCTCGACGGACGTGAACCCGGCCTGCGCGGAGCGCTCGACGGAGTCCAGGCGGCGGCTCAGGGCTGCGAGCTCCCTGGCGAAGTTGTTCGCCCTGACCCTGGCGTTGAGATCCTCGTTCGTCACCACGGGCCGCAGAGTGCGGAGTCGAGCAGCCTTGCGTCGAGGCGTGACCTGCGGCCGGGCCGGGGCCGACCCGTTTTATCAAGTTGATAAAACCGGCGGGGCGGCCGCCCGGGACCGGGCCGGGCATGGCGAGGGGCCGGTTTTATCAAGTTGATAAAACCGGCCCCGGCGGCGCGGTGGGCGCTACTCGCGCCAGGCGCGTATCAGCTCGGCGACGGCGTACACGTCGGCCCGCCGGGCGCGCACGGCGTCGGTGAGCGCGAAGAATTCGTCGGGCGTCGGGTTGATGGGCTCACCGGCGGCCGCCATGTAGCGGACGGCGATCAGGCTGCCGTAGAGGGTGTTCCGGGACGGGAGCGGCCGGAGCAGGATGAGGGTGTGCATCAGTGCGGCCGCGCGCCACGCGTTGTCGACGGGGTCGTAGTCGATGCGGGGCGGCTCGACCCGGTGTCGGGCGACGGCCGCCATCAGGCCGGAGTAGTCGGCCACGTCGGGATGCTTGGGCAGAATCTCCGCGTGGCGTTCGAGGAGCCAGCGGATATCGACGCGCAGGTCCACTCAGGCCGCCCGGCCCGCGCCGGTGCCGGCGTCTGGCTCCTCCTCCGGGTAGCGGGCCGCGAACGCGGCGCCGTACTTCGCGAGGAACTCGGCGGTAGCTTCCGCGCCGCCGTGCTCCAGGCGGGGGTCGCGCTCGACGGCATCGGTGACGAGCGCGGTGACCGTGGTGCCCTCCTGCTCGGCCTGGCGCTGCCAACGAGCGTGCGTCTCGTCGGAGACGCGGATGTTGATGGTCTTCATGCCCTCCACTGTAAAGCAGAAGGCTTTACATGGGGAGGGGTCGTCAGCATGATGGCACCCACATGGACGCACCGCCCCCGCGGCGCCCTCGTGCCCGAGCACGCGGGGACGCACCCACATGGACGCACCGCCCCCGCCCGAACCGCAGTGAGGATCGCCTTACCCGGGATAATTCTCCTTATCTCGGGTATTTTTGGAGCGAGTCAGTAGGCGTCAGCAGCGCCGACACTGACCCCCGCAACCCGAGGAAAGGCACCCTCATGGATTCGTCGTCCCCGCATGTCCTCGCCCGGCAGCTCGGCTCTCCGGTCGGTCCCGGCGTCTACGGCCTGTGGGCCAGCGCCTCCGGCCGGTCGTACGCCGCGGTGCATCACTGCCGCGGCTGCAAGAAGCTCGTCGTCGGCATCGGCCTCACTGACGCGCAGCGGATCGTCCAGGGCTACCGGGCGCACGAGGCCCGGTGCCTTCCCCCGGAGGATTGATCAGCCGTCGCCGTAGTGGTCGTTCCGCGCCAGGGTGAGGACGGCCGTGCCGGCGGCCGGGTCGATCTCCTCCGCCATGATCCGGTGCCACACGGCCATCTGCCCCAGCCACGGCACGTCGATCTGCACGAGGATGTGGTCCCCGGGCGCCCACGATCCCAGCCGGGCGTTCGGGTGATCCCGCACGGCGATCTGCGGGACCGTGTACTGCTGGTTGTGCGTGTTGAGGACCTGCTCGGCCCGGTTCCGCAGCAGGGCGGTGTTGCCCGTCCACTTCTCCGACAGGACCCGTGAGCGGCGCAGCCGGGGGCCGCTCGGCCGGTACACCTTCTGCGTCACGGTCTTGCGGCCGGAGCCCTTGCCGATGACGAACGCCTCAGAGGCGTAGTCGGTGCTCATGCCGGTGGGGCTGGCCATGGCGATGATGTTCTCGCCCTGGCAGAACCGGAGGTCGGGGCGGCCGCGGCCGATGCGCCTGTTGCCGAGGATCAGCCGGTGGTTCACGTCGGTGCGGGCCGCGTTCCAGGAGTGGGCTTCGAGGTAGTCGGCCTGTGCCGTGCTCATCACGTTGTTGATGGTGTCGTTGCAGTCGGGGGCCTCCCACCACAGCAGCTCGTACGGGCTGGAGCCGTCGGCCGCGCCCATCAGGATGCCGCTCTTGTGCCCGTCGACCGCCAGGTGCAGGTTGCCGTTGGGCTGGCCCTGGAGGTGCGACCAGACGGCGCGCACCACGTCGTAGGCGTCCCAGCGCGTGGAGATCGTCGTCTTCGCCTTCGGTACCTTCCGCCTCGGGTGGGTGCCGTCGATGTAGCCGTCGTGGTTCTTGTCCTTGTACTTCGACGGGGCGGTGGACGAGACGCCGGAATGGATCTCACCGCCGAGGTAGGGCATCCCGGCCGGGTAGGTGCTGTAGCCGGCCGCCTCGACGTGGAACGCCTGCCCCTCCCAGCTGGTGTGGGTGACGATGCCGCCCCACCGGATCTGGCCGTTGTACTCGGCGTAGATGGTGGTCGCCCACTCCTCCAGAACCCGCAGCCCGTCGGGCGCCGCCAGGAGTCGCGCGTACTCGGGGTTGACCGTGCCGGTGAGCTGGCCGGGACCGTTCAGCTCGCGGCGCGGCGCGGAGTCGAGCACCAGGGGCACGTCCATGTCGAGCCACTCCTGCGAGATGGTGCGCTGCGCGAGGAACCGCCACGCCATCAGGACACTGCCGGGATCTGCGACCAGGTGACCGCGACAGTGACGTTGGTACCCATCCAGGCCTGGATCGGGTTGGCGTAGCTGGCGGTGCCGATGCCCTGGAGCGAGAGCTGCTGCACGGTGCCGCGCATGGCGGCCGCCACGCTGCCCTCCCCGACGAGAGTGAGGGTGGGATGCCCGGGGAGGTTGAGCGCGTAGGGAATGGTGGTGATCGCGTTGCCGCCGAGGGTCGCCTGGAGCTGCCCGCGTGAGTCGAGGCTGTCGCCCTTGCGCAGGTTCGCCCAGGTCGCCTCGACCACGACGTGGTTCGCCCAGCGTGGGACCTGCACGTTGAAGGTCGCGCCGAGGGGGAACTCCTGCCACGTGTCGGTGATGTCGCCGTTGTTGTCCGGGGTGGCCCACAGGCCGGAGAGCTGGAGGACGCTGCGCTGCGTGCGCAGGTGCGCCATGCGCCGCAGATCGGTGACCATCGCGGGCAGGACGCTGCTGGTGCTCGCGGGCAGGTCGACGCGGGCGAGCGTGATGGCGCTGTCGCCCGGCCGCACGTCGCGGATGCTGGTCGTACCCGCGGGCACGCCGGAGATCACGCGCGTGAACACGTAGGGACCGACCGTCGGATCCGCGGGGATGGCCCACTGTCCGTCGACGTTGGGGTCCTCGATCCGGGCGACGATCAGATCGGAGCGCGGCCCGGACGCGTCCGTCGGCGCGATGTCGGCCTGCTCGGCGGACGCCAGCAGCGCGGAGTACGCCTCTCCCAGATGGACCGGGTTCGGGATGACGCAGGAGCCGGCCGCGACCTGGACGGACGGGCCGGGCGCGGCGAGCGCGGTGACGAGCAGGTCAGTCGGCTGGACGATGCCGCCGTCGGGCGCGGCCGCACGGGCGAGGGTGCGCAGGACTGAGCTGTCCGGAGAGGCCTGGTCCACGATCCATGGCACGCCGTCCCAAGTCACCGTCTGTCTCCTCTGCCGCCGGGGTTGTTGCCGGGGCGAGGGTGCGCGGCCGCGGGGCTTTGCGTCGCGGCCTGGGGCTGTTCCTGTGGGGAACGGTGGTGTGCAGTGCGTTGCACACCAGTGTGCGTCTGAGAAACAGTGCGGATCGGCGCCGATTCCGTGCGTGGGAGTAACAGTGTGCGCGACGGAATTGCACATCACTGTTACTCAGAGGAGATGAGCACAGGTCAGGGCATGCGAGTGGGGGCCTGCCCGAAGGCAGACCCCCACTCGTTGCGCAGTGCTCAGGCAGTGCGCCCGTGGAGCTGCACCACGTTCGACGTGCTCGGCGAGACCCTCTCGCCGAGTGCGTAGTACGTGATGTTCGCCTGCCGCTCCATCGGCTTGAGCCAGCCTTCATCGACGAGGACGCGGAGCGTGCGCGCGTACAGGCTGCGGTTCATGCCCATGCCCTCTGCGATGCGCTGTGCCGGCTGCATCAGCGCACCTGTACCCGGGTCGGCCTGCTCCTGGTTGAGGAGGTAGTGGAGGACGATCCGGAGCTGCGTGTAGGGCAGCGCCTGGAACTCCTCCATCCGAGACCGCGGGATCGAGAACGCTGCGAAGTCACCTGCGAAGTCGCTCACGACGCCTCCCGTTTGAAGTCGACCGGCTTGACCTTGGGGGTCGGTTGCGACTTCGCCAATTCTTGCTGAGCTGCGCCACCGTCGCGAGACCCGATGTGCGCGGTCGCCTTGTAGTAGGTCAACCGGCCGTGGGTCTCTGACGCGAAGATGAGCTCAGCCTTGATCAGCTTCTTCAAGGAGCTCGCGACCGTCCGCAGGCTGATGCCGAGGAAGTCCGCGATCTCCTGCCGGGTCATGCGCAGTGCGCCGGTGTGCCGGTCCCCGTGCGCGCCGTGGATGTGCAGGTCCAGCACATCCCGGTCGGCCCGGGTGAACCCCGAGTCCTTGTGCAGCAGGTTCAGCTTCCACGCGTCGCTGACCGGCGTGTAGCTCCCGCTCAGCGCATACATGTCGCCCCTCTTCCGGGTCCTCTCGATGTGCTCGAAGAACTCTCCGGTCTCGGGGTCAACAAGCGTGCGCTTGCGAGGCTGTGACGGCATCCCTTCCCCTCCTTCCGTTGCTCTAGGTAACAGTCGCCCGCAGCGTTGCACACCACTGTTGCCCGGAGCAACACTGCGCCCGGCGTGTCCCAGGATGATCACTCGCGCGCCAATCTGGTGTTGCCTCAAGTAACAGTGACTATGCCAGCGTTGCACTCCAGCACGTCTGAAATTGCCTCTCAGTAGGCCTCTGATTGCCTCTCAGCACGCACCTGGCTGCCTCTCAGCACGTCTGCGGCTGCCTCTCAGATGGCACCGTGCTGCATGCGGCCCCCAAGTGGCACAAGGGCTCCGGGCATGTCTCTCTAAGCTCCGTAGGAGAGCGTACGCACCCGCAGTCGCGTGCACCCTGCGGTGGTTTTCGACCCCCAGTCAGGCACCTTCCTCAGCACCCATCCACCCACGGCCAGCACCACGCGTCCACCACGACGGCCCCCAGGTGCTTCTCAGCAACCATCCCCCCTGCCGAGCCACTGCGTCAGCCAGCTCCTACAGCAACCACCCAAACAGGGGCACGGGGCCAGGGTGGGCCGCCTGGCGGCCCGACCGGTCCAGGGCGGGAGCTTGCGACTGCCCTGGAGGCCTCGTGCGTGGGCGGGTCCAGCGCCGCCCCTGGCGCTGGTCCTGGGGTGCGGGGGCGGAAGCGCCCCGCGAACCCGCACACGCCCGCTCAAGCCCGCCACGGCCGCTTGTGGGGGGAGAGCGAGGGGGGCGCTACATCCAGCCGTAGGCGTTGGACCAGTAGCAGGTGATCGGACCCCACTGGTTGGCCACGGGACTGTTGTAGTAGGCATTGAAGCTGTAGACGGCCGGGGGCAGGAACATCTTGCTCAGTGGGCTGGAGCCCGGGGTCAGCAGGTGTGCGACTGACGCGCCGGTCTCGGTGACGGCGTAGCGACACCAGGGCCGCGGGTCGACCCACACGTGGTGGCCTGCCCCGATGGTGTAGTTGAGGGTGAAGTCGATCTGCGTGCCTGCGGACGAGCCGATGACGATGCGGATGTTGCTCGCCGGGCCCTCGATGCGGAAGAACGGCCACGTGGACATGTCTCCGCCGATGTTGAGGGTGCCGGCGGCCTGCACCTTCACGGGCTTGAAGATCCACCAGTGGCCCGGGTCGCGCTGGAGCACGTACCGGGTCTCGATGACGGCGGTCTGCTGGGTGGCGTCGTACCAGCGGTCATCGACGGCCTTGAAGTCGGCGACGACCGGGGTGTAGCCCTGCCGGTAGAGCCTGCTGTGGGCGGGCGCGAAGCGGCGCGGTCGCCCGTACAGGAATCGCTCGCGCCCGGCCTTGTGGACGCGCAGGGTTGCCATGGTGCTGGAGACGCCGCGGATGGAGTCGGCCCGCCAGGCGTTGCGCAGCTTGGACACCATGCCCAGGTGGGCCTGCTGGTAGCTGTCCTGGTTCAAGTTCGAGGGACGGGCGCTGCTGAGCACTCCGAGGTTGAACGTGACGGTGAGGGGCGACACGTAGTCCAGGCCCATGCGGATGCCGTCCTCGCCGGGCAGGTCCTGGTCGCCGACGATCGGGTCGCCGTAGGCAATGTCGGGCTCCTCCAGGTTCACGATGCCGGTGCCCTGGGTGCCGAACGTGAGGTTGCAGCCGGGCAGGGTGCCGCGGTTCGGGTAGGAGAGCGTCCACATCCCGTCTTGCATGATGGTGATGGGGCCGCCCGGCCCCCACACGGGGCCTGGGTGCCACCCGGTGTCGGCGCTGACCCCGCTCGGAAATTCGGGACTGCCGATAGGCGTGGTCATGGTCAGATCCCTCCCAGTTTGAGGCGGCGGAGCTCGAACAGGGCGTCCGAAAGGCCGTCACGGACGGTCGGGGCCTGCGTGGTGATGGTCAGGTCGCCGCCGACGAGGGCGGCGGAGGTGGGTGTCCCGGCGGGGCTGCTGCGCGCGGAGCGGGCCGCGTTGTAGAGGGAGCGGGCGTTGGAGGTGCCGCCGTCGGCGAACCAGGCGACCTGCCCGCCGAAGCGGCCGACCACGTCTTCGGCGATGGCCTTGGAACGGCCGCGCTTCGACGGGGAGAGGGGGATGTATGCCTCGCCGCCGGTCTCCGGCTCGGCCCACACCCGCCAGGCGCCGGCCGGGGCGATCTGCGCGGAGTGGTCCTCGCGGCTGCCGTTGGCGAAGAAGCGGATGCCGCCGTCGGCGTAGCTGGAGCCCGTGGTGGACGTGTAGGAGTGGTCGGAGTGGACGTAGCCCTCGATGACGTTGGCGTACATCTGGACGGTGGTGCCGTTGAGGGACTCCACGGCGGCGCGGATCGCGTTGACCTGCGCCTGGGTCTGGTCCACGGGCACGATGATCTGGACGTGCGCCGGGTCGTCCTTGATGGCCTGCACCTTGTAGCCCAGGGCGACGAGCTCGGCCCGCGCGGTCTCGGTCGGGGCGTCGACGGTGACCGTGGCGCCCTTCTTGAGGCCGGTCAGCTTCGTGGCGATGCTATTGAGTTGGACGCTGGCCTGCGCGATGACGGCCTGCACGTTGACCGTGGCGCCCTTCGGCAGGGTCGCGAGCTGGGCGAGGACCATGCTCAGGCGGGACTGCGCCTCAGCGGTGTCCGCGGTGACGTGGATCTTGCCCGCGTCGTCGCCGGTGGTCATGTGCTGCACGTGGTAGCCGAGCGTCGTGAGCGCCTGCTCGGCCTGGCCGCTCAACGTGGTGATGGTGATGGTCTTCGGCTTGTCGCCGATGTCGCCGAGCTGCGCCTGGATACCCGCGAGCTGCTGCACCGCCTCGGGGGCGTTGGTCAGCTCGATCGAGGTGGCGACGGTCTGAGGCATCAGGTCGAAGGTGTTCGCGAGCTGTTGCGCCTGCTGCGTGTCCAGGCCGAGGGACTGCGCGTAGGCGAGGGCCTTGGTGCGGGCCTGGTCGGTCGCATCCGCCGCGGCCTTGGCCTGATCGGCGATGCTCGCGCCGTTCGCCTTGGCCTTGTCAGCGGCCGCGATGGCGGCCTGCTGGGCGGACTGCTCCAACTGGTTCAGCCGGTTGTAGGCGTCCAGGCCGGCCTGCGTGGTGGTGTCGAGGTTGCCGCTCTTGTCGAGGGGCACGGCAGCCTGGGGCTTGCCGTGCGCCTTCTGGTAGGCGGCGCGCGCGTCGTTGTTGTCGTTGGTGGCCTGCGTGACGTCCACGATCGCCTGCCCGACCTGCGCCTGCGCTTCCGCGTAGGCGGTGCTCTTGCCGGTGAGGAGGTCGATGGTGGTGCGCAGGGCCTGCGTGCGGGAGTTGGCGTCGGAGGTGGTGTCGGCGAGGGCCTTCACCGCGGTCGTCAGCCTGCTGTAGATGCTGGTGCCGTCGTCGGCCATCTGCCGCATGCCGTCGGCGTACTGCTGGTTTTGCTTGTTGGCTTCGCTGGCGTCACCGGCCATGCCGAGCAGCTGGTTGCCGGCCTTCTCCGCGGCGGAGCCCTGCTTGAGCAGCTCGGGGTACACGAGCTGGCCTGCGATGTAGGCGGACTGCGCGTCGGCGATGCCGGTCTGCTTGAGCTGGGTGCCGTACTTGGTGAGGGCGTCGCCGCCTTGCAGGTAGGCGTCGGTGAGGTCCTTGACGCTGATGCCGTGCGCGGTGGCGATGTCGGCGAGGGTCTTGCCGGTGTCGCCGACCTGGCCCTGGGTGAACTTGAGCACGACCATGGCGCGCACGTTGTCGTTGATGACGCCGTTGGAGTCGCGCAGGGCCTGGGCGAGATCCTGAATGGCCTGCTTGTGTTCGGCGGCGGCCTGCGCCGCGGACTGCTGCTGACCGATGAAGTAGCTGAGCAGGGCGGTCGCGCCAGTGATGGCGATGCCCCACGGGCCGCCGAGCGCGCCGACGAGTCCCTTGATGGCGCCGCCGATGCCGCCGACCTTGCCGACGGCCGCCCCGGCGACGGCGGAGATCCCGGACAGGCCTTGCGAGAACCGGCCCGCGCTCGCTCCGGCCCGGGAGGCGCCTTCCGCGTACACGGCCTGGATGCGGGTGAGTGTGCCGGTCTGCCCGGTCACCTTGTCGAGCGCTGAGCCGAGGCGGCTGGCGTTCGCGGCGCCCTCGGATGCGCGCGAGAAGCCGATGATCTTGTCCAGGCCGGCCCCGGCAAGGTTCATCGCCTTCCAGACCGTGGCCAGGGTCAGGCCCACGCCGATGAGCTGGTTGAGTCCGGGCACCCACTTCACGACGGCCGCGATCCCTGTGGCGAGGTTGGCGAATACGCCGAGGACCAGGCCGAGGCCGTGGGTAGCGGAGGTCAGCACGGTCAGCAGCGAAACGATGGACGAGACGGCGCCGACGATGGCGGGGCCGCCGTTGCGGCCGAGCTGGTCAATGAACGTGGCCAGGCCCGGCAGCAGGTCCGTGCGGAGCGAGGAGACCATCTTGGCCAGGCCACCATCGTTGCTCATGTGCGCGAGGTCCTTGCCCAGGTCGCCGAGCAGGCCGACGATCTCCCGGAAGCCGGGCCGGGCGGTGTCGAAGAACGACTTGAGCTTCGCCTGTCCCCAGTCGCTGTTGGTGTAGATCGCGAAGCGGTGGAGGGCGTCGCCCAGGCCGCCGAGGATGCTGTTGCCGGAGTCGGTGGCGGCCCGGCCCAGGCCCTTGAGCCCGTCCCACAGGTTCTTGACGAATCCGCCGAGCTGGGCGGTCTTGTCGCCGGCGCGGCCGAGGAACGCGGCCAGGGTGCCGGTCTCGCGGCCGAGCGCGATGGACTGGTTGAGCCACTGCGAGCCCTCTTTGATCCATCCGGCGACGCGCTGCGTGAACGGCTCGGTGGCGACGAGGAAGTTCTCCCCGGCGTGGGCGAGGTTGCCGAGGGAGACGACCATGTCGCGGAGCACGACGTTGCTGGAGGTAGCGATCGAGGCGAAGTCTTGCCGGAACGGCCCGGACTGCATGAACTGCAAGGCGCTCTTGGCCGCGCCGCCGAACTCGGTGGCGATGGCCTTGACGTTCTCGCCGAACAGCGGCAGCAGCGAGCGGCCGAGGGGCTCGATCTCGCCCTGGATCTGCTTGAAGAACGCGGCCTGCGTGCCGAACTTGACCTGATCCCAGGCCTTCTTGAGGGAGAACACAGCGGCGGCGGACTGGATGACGGACTTGTCGACGCCGCCGAGCTGCTGCTGCAACGTCGCAAGCTGGCTCTTGGTCAGCTTGGTGCCGTTGCCCATCTTCGTCTGCTCTTGGGCGTACGCCTGCACGGCCTTGGTGACGCCGGAGAACATCGTCTTGACGGTGGCGAACCCGGCGACGCCGCCTGCGAGCAGGCCCGGCAGCGCGAGGAGGGATCCTGCGGCGGGCGCCGCCGCGGATATCTCCGCGGTCAGCCCGGTGATGGCCTGCCCGATGACGGCAATGGCGGGCTGGACGAGGGCGCCGATTCCCGCGATGCGCCCGGGGCCGGCCAGCTTGCCGAGGTCGAACTTCGGCTTCACCGGGTCCTTGTCCGCCTCGTCCTGGAGCCGCTTGAGGGCGGACCGCAGCTCCGTGATGGCGATCTGCTCCACTTCGGAGCCCTCGCCACCGAGGCGGATGTTCACCGTCGACGCGCCGTCCTTCTCCGCCGCGGAGAGGGCGGCCGCGAGTTCCTTGCGGACGGTGTCGCGGTTGACGCGGGCCTGCACGTCCACCGGCTTCTGCCCGGAGATGGCGCCGTCGACGGCGTCCTTGAGGGCCGTTTGCAGCTGGGAGCGGTCGACCTTGGCTTCGACGCTGGCCTGCGCCTTGACCCCGGCCTCCGCCTCCCTGACGGCCTTCTCCAGCGCGGTGCGGACCTGCGCCGCGTCGAAGTGCACGTCGATCTTCGCCGCGACCCCGGCGGCTACCTCTTCGACGGTCAGGCGCAGGTCCTCGCGGGCCTTCTGTACGTCGAACGTGACGCCGATCTTCGCGGCGACACCCTTCGCGGCCTGCTCGACCTTCTGCCGCAGCTCCTGCGCGAACCGGCCGAGGTCCGCGACAACGGGCACATCGAGACGGCCTGCAACCTGACCCTCAGACATGCTGCACCCGTCCCTGGCCCATGGCGGCCTGCATCATCTGCAAGTGCGGGCGTTGCGCGGCCGGACGCTGCTGCGTGCGCGCGTACGGGCGAGGGATCTGCCGGGGCTCCTTCCGGCGGTGGTCTGCCGCGAGCACCGATACCTCCTCCACGATCTGCGCCAACAGCTCCTCCACCTGGCCCCACGGGACCTTGGTGGCATCGGGGCGGCGGGCCCGCGCCTCTTCGGGCAGGCCCATCACCAGCCGGATCAGACGGCGGGCTCCGATGAAGCCGGGGCGGGGCTGTCCGAGGGCTGCTCGGGGGTCGATGCCGGGGTAGAAGCGGGCGAAGTCGGCTTCGAGGTCGCCCCAGCGTCGTTGGACGACATGAGCGACCTGAACGCTTCCCCCAGGCCCACCCCGTACATGGACATCAGGGCCTTGATCAGGCGCATGAAGTCGGGCACCGACGGGCGCAGCTCCTTGAAGCGCTGGAACTCCTCCTCGCCGAACAGCTCCCGCAGGGCGTCCTGGAACACGTCGAGGACGGTGCCGGGCAGGTCCGGGCGGCTGAGCAGTGCGTTGACCACGTCGCCGCCGACGGTGCCGCCGGGCTTGTCGGCGAGGTTCGCGATCAGGCCGGGCAGGTCGAGCTTCTCGTGCGTGAGGACCATCGACAGGGTGTCGAGCGGCAGCTCCGCCGGCAGCAGGAAGTCGGCGCCCTTGAAGCGGACGGGAAGGCCGTCGGGGTGGGCGGACTCGCGTCGGGCGGCGTCCAGGTCGATCAGCGGCGAAGCCACAGCACAACTCCAAGCATGAAAGGGGGCAGGTCAGGGCGAAGAGGGGGTGTCAGGTAGTGGCGAAGCTGGGATCGTTCGTAAGTGCGTACCAGGGCGGGGTGCCGTCGCCGCCGAGCACGCCGAGCTTGAGCGGCAGCTGGGAACTGTCGGTCTTCTTGAGGTCGAGCTCGACGCCCTCGATCTGGAAGACCCGCGGGAAGCAGAAGCGGTAGAGCTTCGTGCCGTCGTGGACTTCGAGCATCGCGGCCTGCTCGGACCGCTCGCCGATCAGCGGCGGCGTGAACTTGTAGATCGTCGGGCCGGGCGGGGTGCCGGTCCCGGCAATGCTGGTGATCGTGCCGCCGCCGAAAGCGGCCTGGAAGTTCGCGGCGGACCACTCCATGAGCGCGAGCTCGACCGTGGCGCCGTCGTCGGTCTGCACGCGGCGGATCGGGAAGTCGGACTGACCCGACTTGATGTCCTGGAACGACGGGCTGGTGATGAACTTCAGCGCGTCCTCGGTGGTGTTGCCGACGCACAGCCACGGCGTGGCCGGCGCGGTGCTCACATCGGGGGGGAACGCGGTGCCGGTCGGCGCGAGGTACAGGTACGTCCTCGCTGCGACAACGACGTTCCCAGGTGTGGTGAGTGCAGAGGTCATGGTGGGGGCTCCCGGCGGTGACGAGTAGGCCAGCGCCGGGGAGCATCACGGCCAGAAGGGGTTAACGTCGCGCGCTCACGTCGCCGGGTGCGAGGTGACGAGGATGCCCGCGGTCCAGCGGGGCTGCCCGGTCTCAAGCGGCGCGTACGCGAGCGCCCCTGACGGCTTGACGTGGCAGATGACGGCCGGACCGGGCGGCGCCAGCTCGGGCATCTCCACGGTGGCGGCGACGGCCAACAGGACCAGTTGCCGGACGCGGGCGATGCCGGGGAACCCGGACGGGTCGCCGTACGCCTCCAGGCTGATCGAGGTGACCGTCTCCCACAGGGCACGCCGCATGTCCCCGCCCGGCCCGGGGGTCACGGTGAGGTGCGGCCACGGGGCTTCCATGAGCCCGGAGACCCGGCCGGGGCCGCCGAGGGCGTCGGTCAGGTCCGGGTGGGCCTGGAGGTAGGCGAGGACTTGCGGCAGCGGGTCGGCGGCCGCGAGCCGTGCCGCGTTCCCGGTGGCCATCAGCTGCGGGCGAGGTAGCCGTTGCGGGCCAGGCGGCGCTGCGTCTCGTAGGACACGCGGACCTTGTCGCCGGGCAGGCAGTCGCGGCCGGACATGCGCAGGTGCGCGGACAGGGTCACTGTGCTGGCGGTCTCTCCGTCGCGCAGCGGGTCGCCGATGAACGGAAGCTCGGCCTTGGCCGGCGCCGCGGCCGGGGCGGGCTCGGCGGCCGGGGTGTCCGGCTCCGTGTCGGGGGCGGTCTTCGGGTGCGTGGTCTTCGTGGTCGTCATGGCGCGCACCCTGCCGCCGCCTGGGGTCTTGTGTCGCGGTCAGCCTTCGCGGCGGGTGGCGACGTTTGCGGCGGCTCGGGCCATGAAGTGCGTGCCCGGCGCCGGGAGGTTGCCCGGGTACACGGTCCCGTACTCGGCCTGGATGATCCACTTTCCTTGCGCGTACACGGTGACCTTGACCTCGTGGCCCTCGAAGACGGCGCCGGTGCGGTTCACCTCCCGGGCGATGCCTTCCTCGTCGGTGCGGGTGATGCAGCGGCAGTGCTTGAGGTTGGCGACGGCGCGCGAGGACTCGTCCCTTGGCTGCTTGAAGTAGGTGATCGGGCCGACGCCGCGGTGCTTCATGTCCCAGTCCATCGACGGCACGGAGAAGCGCAGGTTGTCGGGGACGATCTGCCCGTGGGCTGCGCGGTGGGTGACGCGGACCTTGTCGTCCTCGACCGTGATCCACTGCTTGGTGGGCGGCGCCAGCTTCTTGGCTTCCTCCTCGACCTGGCGGCCGATGTCCTCCACGGCCGGGGCGATCATTCGGGCGACGATCGCCTCCAGGCCGGGCACCGCGGTGAACCCTGCCACGTCACACCGCCAGGGGCGGGTCGAGGACCGCGGTCGCGCGCACGAAATTCACGGTCGGGTCGATCGGGTGCTTGTTCAGGTGCACCGTCGCGATGACCCACGTCTGCACGCCGTCAGTGACGCGGTCGCCGACCCACACGGGCCACCACGACGGGTCCAGGCGCAGCTTCCACGTCTTCGCGTCCTCCTGGAGGACGGCGCCGGGGCTTGACGGCCCGGCTTCGGCCAGCACGGTGGCGGGGTCCGGTGGGACGGGATGCCCGTAGGCGTCGCGCTCCCACGGGTGCGCCCCGGTGCGCAGCAGCGTCAGCGTCCGGTTCGGCAGGACCACGGCCATACTGGTGCCCCTCTCACAGGTAGGGCCACGGCACGTAGCCGTTGCGGCGGCGGGTGAAGACCGGTGGGGCGACGAACGGGTCGAGTTCGCTGAGCATCGGCAGGGAGTTGGCCTGCCCCGGCGACGGCTCCTTGCGCTCGTACATCACGGACTGGCCGTCGGCGGACACGGAGATCGGGCGGCGTTCCATCTCGCCAGCCAGGCGCAGGCCTTCGGTCGCGTGCACGAGGACGTAGCGGCGCGCGGCCTTCTCCCCGTCAGGCTCCAGGCCTAGGCGCAGCGTCACCGTGTAGGTGAGCGGCTGTCCGTCCACCGGGGTCGGAGTCACCTCGTCTACGTCGAAGTCGTCGTAGCCGGGCATGAGGTTCTGCCACACCCGCCAGTCGTTCACGTCGGCGGTCGCGGACTGCTGCCAGTTCGGCTGCACGTTGGTGAAGGTGCGGTACTCGGGGACCAGGGCGCGCTTGAGGTACGCGGCGACGTCGGCTTGGGAGTCGGCGATGGCTTGCAGGTAGCGGTCTCGCTGCGTCGCGGTGAGCGGCAGCGGCACCCCGGCCTGCACGGCGACGGCTTCCGGGGACGTGACCAGGCCGGTGCCGGTGGGCATGTCGACGGCGGTGATCCGGTCGGTGGCCACGGTGGTGCCGTCCACGGTGAAGGTGATCAGCGCCCAGTAGCGGCCGTCGGGCAGGGTGTCGGGCAGCGTCCAGCGGTAGCGGCCCACGCCGAGCCGGGCGGCCGGCCCGGCGGTGGCGACGGGGATGCCGGTGCGTTCGGGGACCGAGTACAGGTCCATGTGCGTCACCTGGCCGCCGTTGGGCACGGGGTCTACGGTCCGTCCGGCCCACTTGGGTTCGTAGTCGAACACGGCCACGGTGGCGTTCTCCGATCGTGCGGGGCGGCTGGCTGACGGGGTGGGACGGTAGGCGTGCCCGGGATGTTGCGTCCCGGGCTCATCCGAGGGCAGCCCAGAAGGAGAACTGCGCGGAGACGTTGCTCGCGGGGGTGATGGTGGAGGGCAGCGTGGTGCCAGTGCCGTTGGTGGCGAACCTCAGCGTGGACGGCGACGAGCCGAGCCCGCAGTTCATGAGCGTGGCCGACACGTCCCCGGCCCGATAGATCTGAGGCATCGTCGTCGCGGCGAACAGGAACGCCGCCCAGTACAGGCCGGGCGTGAGGGCGGCGCTGATCGTGTCCGTGTTCACCCCCGTGGAGGTGATCTTGGAGTCGGCAGCGTTGGACGCGAGCCGCGTCCCGGCCGCCGAGTACAGGCCCACCCAGTTCGCGCCCGCCGTCACGGTGGCCGCGGCCGTGCCGACACCCCAGAACAGCTTGGTCGCGGTCAGGGAGCGGGGCACGTACATCCCGGCGAGGTAGATCGTGCCGGACACGCCAGCTTTGCCGCCGGAGACTATCGCCGGGTCGTACGTCCAGGCGGCGAGGCCGTGGTTGCGGGCCTGTGGAGACCCGAGGGCCTGGCCCTGGATGTCCACGGAGCCGGTGAAGGCGTAGTTGCCGAGCTCGATGACGGAGCGGGAAGCCACAGGGCGGCTCCTTTCAGGACGTGAGGATGGTCAGAAGCTGCGTCGCCACGTACTGGTGGCCCGCGTCGGACATGTGGACCGTGTCCGTTCCGGCTGTGCCCACGGATGCGGAGTTGCCCCAGTGGCCCAAGCTGTTCCAGTAGTTCCAGGAGTTGCGGCCCAGGGTCCAGAAGTCGATCAGGGCGGCGTTGTAGGACTCGGCGACGCCCCGGGCAGTGGACACGATCTCCTGCCACACCCCGGAGTTGGTGTCGTACTGGCCGATGTGTTGCAGCAGGATCACCACGTCGGTGTTGCCCTGCGCGGTGCCGCTGTCGCGGACCCCGGTGAGGAACTGACGCAGGTTGAATGCCCACGACGACGCGGTGTTGCCCGCGAGGGCGTCGTTCGCACCGAAGGCGTAGACGACGAGGTCGGCCGGGTAGTCGGAGCCGCCGGACCAGGTGGCGGGGCCGGTGCCGGCGGTGAGGTCAGCGAACAGGTCAGACCGTGCCCCGTTGATGCCGTAGTTGTTGACGACGGTGCCGGTGGCGTTCTCCCCGGTGACACCGCACACGGCGATGCTGCTGCCGCCCGTGCCGTTGTGGGTGATCACGATGGTGTGCGTTCCGGCGGACAGGCCGGTGATGGTGGTGACCTGCACCGGGCCGGGGACGCCGCCCGCGTCGGCGACCGGCACGGCCGCGCCGCCGTCGATCTTGTACGTCCACGGCTGCCGCCCGTTGCCGCTGATGGTGTAGACGCGGATGGTCGTACCGCGGACCTGGAAGGTGATCGAGTCGCCGACGGTGGTGGTGAACAGGTAGTTCCCGCCCGGCCCGTACGGGTTGCCGACGCTCCAGGACCCGCTGGCCGCGCACAGGTTGCCCGCCAGCGCCGCCCACGCGGTCGTGGACGCGCTCGCGCCGAGGAACACCGAGGAGCGGGCCGTAGCGAAGAAGCCGGAGCCGCCGTCCCCGAAGGAGGATTGCAGCGAGGTGGTCACGCGCCCGGCCCAGTTGGTGGTGAGCAGGTTCGATGCGTACAGGCCCTGAGTGGACGAGCTGCCGACCAGGGCGACGCGGGCAAGGCCCGTGCCGGCCTGTGCGGCGGCCCGCTTCGGCCGCCAGAACTCGCCCCACGTCGGCGGCACGAAGATGCCCTTGCCGGTCTTGTCGGTAGCCGTGAGCTGCGCGTACCGGGTGTCAGCGGAGGCCTGCGTCAGGGCCGACGAGGTCGAGGCGTAGCGGGCGTCTGCGGCGGTCTGCGTGAGCGCGCCCACGTCGGCCGCGGTGAGGGACGGGTTCGGGCCGGACTTGCCGTTGACGGTCTGGAGGTAGCGGCCGTCGGCGGCGGTCTGCGTCAGCGCGCCCACGTCGGCCGCGGTCAGGTCGACCGAGCTGCCGGTGTGGCCGTTGATGGTGGCGATGCCTCCGGCGGGGCCGATGAGGCTCTTGCCGGTCGACGGCCACACCCCGGCGGCCCGGGGGCCGTAGAGGATCGTGTTGGTGGTGTCGAGCCAGAAGTCGCCGTCGTTACCGGCCCCGGCCGGCGGGGCACCGGCCCCGGACTTGATGCCCGGCCCCGCCACCGGCACGTAGTTGAGCGCGGCCGGATCCGCGGGCATCGCTGCGGCCAGGTCGACGGTCGGCGTGGTGGAGGGCAGCGCCAGGGCGAACGTCCGCGAGGGCGCGGTGTCCAGCAGCACCGAGACGGTGTAGACCCAGCCCGTCGGGTTCATGCTGGCGTTGTCGGTGGCGACCAGCACCACCTGGAACTCACCGTTGGCGTCCAGCCCGGCGGAGGCACGGCCCGCCACGACCGTGCCCGCCCCGGGCAGGTCGATCACCTGCGGCGCATCAAAGTTGACGGTGCCTGCGAACGCGGTGCCGTCCGGGTGCCGGAAACGCCCGGTCACCCGCACGGTCGCGATGCCGTCTGGGATCAACCCCGTCACTGTCTACCCTCCGAACCCTGCCGAGGTCAGTTGTCGCTGTCGTCGGGCGCGGCCGGGGCCTGGGCGCGGACGCGGTCGACGATCCGGGAAGCGGCGACGACGCCGAGCTCCATGTCCCGGGCGACCAGGAGCCGCATGGACTCGCGGCCGTACGGGTCGACGACGCGCTCCAGCAGGCGAGCCCGGGAGACGACGATGTTGCCCAGCGGCGTAAGCGGCTCGAACAGGGCGTCCGGGTCCTCCGGCGGCAGGCCCGTCGCGTCGTCGACCACGTCGACGGCGCTGTGGAGGGAGCTCGGCAGTACCTCCGCCGGGGCGAGCGCGGTCGCGACTGGCGCGGCCGGAGGCTCGTGCGCGGGCGGGGCGTCCAGGGGCGCGGCGGCGGACGCAGTCGGGGCGTCGGACTCCGGTGCGGCCGGCGCCTCGTCCGACTGCTCCGGCTCGGCGGCGGGCTCGGCGCCCGGCGGGTCGAGCGGCGCCGGGTCGGCAGCCGGAGCGTCGGCGGGCGGGTCGAGCGGCGCGGACTCCGCTGCGAGCTTGCGGCTTCGGGTGGTCATCAAGTTCTCCTGCAAGGTGGGGAGGTGCGCTGCAACGCCCGCACGTTCGCAGGCGGGAGGCCCTAACGTCGCGCGCGGGAAGCGGCCACCATGTGCGCGTGGACGGCGTCGATACGGGCGCGGGAGCGAGCGCACATGTGCGGGTTGCCGATCACGACGAGGGCGTTGTCCTGCTTGTTCTCGCCGGACTCGGACCAGTTCGTGGAGCCGGTGATCAGCGTGTGGCCGTCGATGATCACCTCCTTGAGGTGCATCAGCGCGCCGTGCTCGCTGTGGCCGACCGCCACGTTGCTGGCCGGGAACTGCTCGGCGTTCAGCAGCTCGCTCTCGGTGTGCCCGACAGCCTGGGAGGCGTCGAGGGTCAACTGCACGAACACCTTCGGGTCGGCCATCTTCGCGCGCACCGCGTCAGCGAGCTCGCGATCAGTGAAGCCGTACATGGCGATGACCAGGGAAGCGGTCGCGGACTGCACCAGGTGCAGCAGAGCCTCATGCACCTGGTCAGTCGGCGCGTAGAGCTGGCGCTGGTCCGCCGGGTAGTCGTCGGGCAGCGGCTGGCCGAGGAACTGGTCGAGCTCGGCGAGGGAAGTCGTCATGGCCGCACGGTCGCAGGTGGGCGGGCTTGCGTCGCGGCCGCCCGGAGACGCAAGGGAGCCCGGCCGCTGCACGGGCGACCGGACTCCCTCATCACACTACGCCGAGGTCACCCCGCGTCAGTCATCGGCGAGTGCCTCACTGGGCTCGACAGCCAAGGCCGCCTCAAGGTGATCGGCGTACTGCTCCTGCTCGGCGTCACTGCCGTAGAGGGCCAGGATCTGCCGGGCGTACTCCAGCTTGGGGCCGATCTCCTGGCCTGCGGGCTGCGCGTGGGACCAAAGCTCCAGGTTCCCCGAGCGCAGCCGGCCACGCTCGTCCATGACCAGGGGGCCATCGGTCCGGTTTTCGTGCCGGGCGCCGTTGACGTGGTGAACAGTCTCGGTCGGCAGAAGCGGTCGGCCGAGGAGCTGCTGTATTTCGTGGCGGTGCTCGCGCACGACGCGGCCATCGACGTAGATGATCCGATAGCCGTCCTCGTTGATGTGGCCGGAGCCGGGCGGGGCTGGAGTGCGGATCGGGGCGTCCCAGTCAGGCATGCGCCGGAGGAACCGGATGCGGTGCTGCTGGCACATTCCCTCCGCCTTGGATGGCTTCTCGCAGTCCTCGACCACACAGGGGACGCCCTTCGGCATGTAGGTCCGGATCGGCGTCAGTTCATAGCCTGCGTGCTGCTGGTAGTAGTGCGCCGGGCAGAGTCCCTGTGATCGCACTGGCTTGTCGCACTCGGGTCCGGTGCAGGTGGTGGGCATTGTGCCGCGCGAGGTGTAGGAGCCGATCTTGGCGGGCCCGGGGTCGCCCGTCTTGCGCCACCGGCGGTAGTGGGTGCCGCAGTAGCCCTGGCTGTGGTGCTTCCTGCCGCATTCGGCGAGGGTGCACGTCTCGGGTCGGGGCTCGTGAGTGCGAGGAGTGGCGAAGCCCTTCCGGTACCACTCCATGTAGTGCTTCTTGCAGAACTTCTTGGCGGAGATAGTTCCGTCGCAGCCTTCGACTGCACAGGCAGCCTGGTCCATGCTGCGTCCTTTCAATTAAGTGCGGTGATGCCCCCGGCGGGCCGTTGCTGCGGCCGCCGGGGGCTCTCTCGTGATCAACCCTAGCAGAATTTAGAGGTTTCCAAAATCCTCTGACGCCTCGTCGTCCCGCCAGGTAATCCGCAGGTCATCCCTGGGGGGTGGTGGGGGTTGTCCACTGTCCGATCACGAACGATTCGGGCCTATTCACCTCGAAGCCAACCCGACTCTCAGTCCTGAGAGTCACAACTCCCCTTTGGAAATTGTCGCTGTCCTCGGACGAGACGGTCACCGTGGTGGTCTCGCGGTCGTAGATCTGGGCGCCGAGACCGAAGGAGCCGACGAGGAAGTTGCTGGACGGCATGGCGGTCGTCACGACGACCGGCAGACGCCAGACCTTCTTCTCGGCGCCGACCGACACGGCGACGGCGACGCGGAACGCGCCGATCGTGTCGGTTTCGAGCTCGACGTGCTCCCACTGGTCCGGGGAGATGACGATGCCGGTGGGCTCGTACTCGGCGAGCAGCGACTTGGTGATGGCGCGGCGGATCTGGACGGAGAACTGGTCGGCGGCGAGGCCGGTGTACTGCTGGACGTGCGGGGTGTTGAACAGGCCGGTGATGGACTGCGCGCCACCGGCGCCCATGAGCAGGTCGACGTCCTCGCGGAACTTGAGGCCCTCTGCCATGCGGCCGCTCAGGAAGGACTTGAGCATCGGCTCGTCCTGGAGGGTGTTCTTGTGGACGCGCAGGGTGTGGGCGAGCTCGGCGACCGGGTACATGACGGTCTCGAACTGGATGTCCGACTCGGGGGCCTTGCCGTACACGTCGGTCGGGCCGCCGGTCGCGGCGGACACGCCGTCGGCGGCGTAGCGCTCCTTGACCTGCGCGGCGTTGTTGGTCCAGCCCGTCTCGCGGATGCCGTAGAGGACGTTCGCCTTGGTGCTGGACTTCGGGAACAGGTCGCGGATGTGGGTCTTGCGGCGCTGGAACTCGGTCAGGCCGAGGTCCTGCGCGGACCCGAACGACGGCGCGGTGTAGGTGCCGGCCGAGAGGGAGAAGATGGACTTTCCTTCCAGCTCCATCTCGATGTGCTGGCGGCCCTGGAAGCCCGCGGCCTTGGCGCGCTGGTAGGCGTCGGACTCGATGAAGTGGTCACCGAGGGACTTCATCTCGGGCTGGCCGGAGCTGCTGTAGAACTGGCCGGCCGCGGACGGGCGGTCGTTGCCGTCGAGGTAGCGGTCGATGTCCGCGGACTGCTGCGTGGAGTCGATCAGGCCCTTGATCTCCTGCGCCTCGCGGATCGCCTTGCGGTAGGCGTCGTTCTGCTCGGTGGAGATCGTGAAGCGGCCCTTCTCGTCCACCTTGAAGGTGTCGGAGATGCGCTTGGCCTCAGCCTGGCGCAGGGCGAGCTCCTGGTTCAGGGTCTTGACGTCGATGTCGGGCATTTTGGGTTCGTCCTTGTGCTGGGGGGCGTGTGGGCGCGGTCGTCCGCCCGGCCAGCACCGGGACGACCCGATCGTCGTCGGGTATGGGACATGAGTGCGGGTGCTTGTGTCGCGCCCTCACCCGCCAGGGGCAGGGCGCGACATGAGTGCAGGTCAGGATGAGGGGTTGAGCGCGGCGAGTTGCGCGTGCACGGTGGCGGGGTCGAGGCTCACGGTGCCGTCGCCGTTGTCCGTCCCGTCGTCGCCCTGGCCGTCGTCGTCGGGGTCGCCGTCGGGGTTGCTGTCGTCGTCCCCGTCGCCGTCCGGGTCGGTCGGCGAGGCTTTGCCGGAGGCCGGCGGGGCGCTGGAGTTGCTGCCGCTGCCGGGCATGGCGTCGTCGGACCAGTCGTCGTTGCTGGTGTTGTCCCAGTCCCAGCCGTCCTCGGTGCCGTCGTCGCCGTCGTCGTTGTCGTCCGCGCTGTCGTCGTTGCCGAGGTCGGCGGTGACCACGGGGGCGCCCTTCTTCGCCATCGTGGCGAGCAGCTTCTCGATGTGCGGGCGCAGCGCGGCCAGGGCCTCCGGCGGTGCGTCGGACGCCTGGAGGGCGGAGTTCGCGTCGGCGAGGCCCGTGGCGGCGGGCAGGATGTAGCGGGCGTTGTCCGGCTCATCCTCGGGCGCCTCGGACTCGTCGTCATCGTCGTCCGGGCCGTCGTCGTCATCGTCGGGGGCAGCGACGAGGGTCACCGTGACGCGCTGCGGGCTGCCGAGGACCGGATCGTCGCCGTCGAAGCTGTAGGGCACCGAGTAGGTCTGCGACCCGTCGTTGCCGGCGCCTTCCACCGTGGCGATGCAGTGGTCCGGGTATGTGGCCTCCAGGCACACCCAACCCCGGTAGTCGGGCTGAGCCATGCCGGGGGTGTCGTCCAGGTCGCCGTCGCTGCTCATCTGCGGCAGCAGCAGCGTCCGCAGCGCGTCGGTCAGGGCGCGGCGCTGCTCCTCGTAGGAGCCCGGCATGGTGGTGTCCAATTCCTTCATCTCCAGCGGTTGGCGGGTGGGCAGGGTGCGCGCGTGGGCGACGGCCTGCTGTGCGGTCTTGGTGGCTCCGCCGCGGTCGAGCTTGGCGTGCGTGGCGGGCCATATCCCGGTTGCTTCCTTGTGCCGCAGGTCGCAGTAGCCCTTGGCGTTCTCGGGGGTCATGTGCTTGCCCGCGATGGCCACGCAACGGTCGAAGTCGCCGGGGGTGCCCCATGCGATCTGCGCGGCGCCGCCGCCGTGGACGTACCACTTGCGGAGGTTCTCGGCGTTGCCCTCGTTGGCCTTCCACCCGGCGGAGGCTTCCTTGGCCTCCAGGACGGCCTGCGCGGCGGTCTTGGCCTCCGGGATGACCGGCGACGGCGGGCTGTCGGGGTGGCCCGCGAACGGCACGGGGATGCGGTTGCTGCCGGAGACGACCCACATGCGGTCGAAGCTGACCGGGGTGGGGGGCACGGCCGGGGTGTCGTGCGGCAGGCCGAACCCGAGCGTCATGTGCGGGACGTAGCCGTGCTCACGGTTGACCGTGTCGCCGAACGCCGTGCTGGCCAGGGTGGTGGTGACGTGCTGGCGCAGGTCTTCCAGGCCGGGCACGTCGACGGGCACCCAGCACGGGGTGCCGTCGCCCTTGTCGGGGAAGTGGCCGATGCCGCCGAGCTGGCCGGAGAGCTCCGGCACGGGGGCAGCGTCCCGGCCGAGGAGCGCGGCCAGGGCCTCGGGGCTGTCCGGGAGATCGGAGGTCTTGCCGAGATAGGCGAGGGTGATGTGCAGCTCGTCGGGGTCGTCGCCGTCGGGGTGCGCGACCTGCTGCGCCACATCGGGGGCCGGGTACAGGGCGATCATCGCCCCGGGGTTCTCGTCCCCGGTGCTGGCGGGGGTGGCCTTGTACTCCATGCCTTCGATGCCCGGCTGGCCGGACTTCACCTGCAACGACATGGTGAGCGGGTGGGCGCCGTGCAGCACCGGGGACACCTCGTACAGGTCCAGCTCGTGGATGAACCGGACGCCGGAGCGCTTGGTGGCACCGGACTTCGGCACGGTGTAGCCGATGGACCACTGGGCGCCGCCGCCCTCCTCGTGCCACTGCTTCACCTGCTCGTAGGCGTCCGACCCCTTCTTCGTCTTGAGGTTGAACACGACGAGGGAAGCGAGGGCACCGGCGGCGGCCGGCCACGGCTCACCGGTCGGGGTCGACTTGGGCAGGCGCGGATCCCCGGGCATCCACTCCTCGACGGTGCGGCAGACGCCGATCGGCTCCTTCCAGTCGTGGGACCAGACGGGCTTGGTCGGGCGGCGCCGCAGCGTCTTGGTGAACGCGCCGGGCAGGATCACGTCGCCCACGTCGTCCTCCACGCCGGTGACGGCGCAGATGGCCAGGGACGTACCGGCGGCCGCGGCGGGCGGCGGGGCCGGGGTGGGCTTAGGACGTGAACGCGGCGGCACGGCGGGTTCCTCTCGGTACCTGGTAGGCACCGGTCACCGTGCGCGCCGCGCGGGCCTTGCGTCGCCTACTGGTTCGCGCCGCCGCTGCGCCAGCCGAGCAGCCAGAAGTAGCGGTGCCACCGGGCCGCGGTGTCGCCGTCGGCTGGGTACGGGCAGGAGTCCTCCGACTGGCCGAGCTGCGCGGCCTGCGCCCCGGCCTGCGCCGTGAGCGTGCCGGCCACGCGGGACACCTCCAGGGCGGGGCTGTTGTCGCTGGTCAACAGACGGCCTTTCAGCTGGTCGGGGCGTCGGACTGGTCCGGGGGCTGCGTGGAGTCGTCCGGGGTGTCGTCGCCGTCGTTGCTGGTGTCGGACGCCTGGGCGCTCGCGGTGGAGCTGTCCGGGGTCATCCCGGCGTCGTCCACGTCCGTCGCCCACGTGTCCACGTCGGTGTACTTGTACACCTGGCCGGAGGCGTCGCGCACCCAGCCGGTCAGGGTGCCGTCGGTGGCCTTGTCGAGCCAGGCCTGTTCGCCCTGGGTGTCGGCGAAGCGGGCGGTGACGGTGGGGGCGTCCGGCGGGGTCTCGTCGCCGTTGTCGTACGGGTCACCGGCCCACGGGCGGGCGTCGTCGGTCGGCCCGGTCTGCGGCTGCTGGCCGAGGTCCGGAGCGGCCGCAGCGTCGGCCGACGATGTGCTGCCCTGCATCACGGCGGACGGCGGCGGGTCGGTCGGCGTGGCCGGGCTGCTCGGGTTGGCGGCCTTGTACTGGAGGCGGAGTCGTCGTGTGCGCACGCGGCGACCGTGCACCCCGGGGAGGCTTTGCGTCCCGTCCGGCCCGGGTCAGGCTCCCTTGCTGCGTGCGCCCCACGGGGCGCTGTCCATGCGGGGCACCCAGCGCACGCCCGTCAAGGCGTCCTCGACCAGCTGTGTCTGCCGGGACAGGGCGGTCAGGCGGGCGCCCTCTTCGGCGTACGCCTTGAGCCGCTCCTCGATCTGGTGGGGCTCGAAGTGGTCGGCGAGATCCACCCGCGCCCGGCGGTACGCCTCCCGCATCGCCTGGAGGTAGCCCTCCACCAGGTAGCGGGCATCCCGCGCCAGCATGAGGGGGTTCTTGATGAGGACGTGATAGCGCCGCCACTCCCCGGGCACCACCTCAGCGAACAACCACTTCGTCGCGGACTGCTCCCACCCGGGGGTGCCGGGCGCCTGGACGGCCTCGGGCCAGCCCGTCGGAGTCGGGGACGACGGTTGTTCGCTCATGTGTTCGATGGTGCCACTACGGCCGAACCCATACCAGCGGCCTGCCCGGTTGTCCTGTGACAGCGAATCTTGACTAAATGCCACTGATGTTTGACCACTGGGCGGTTTGTGACATCGAAGATTGCCGCCCAGGTCGGCGGCCAGGGTCTGTCCTGCGAATCCTGCTGGGGCCGGGGCGGCGATGGGGTTGGGGACCTATCAGGCGTCGCGGCGACCGAGGCTGATGATCCACCTAACGGCCGCCGCCTCAGCCCAAGCCAGCAGGACCACGAGCACCAGGAACGTGCCCCGTCCTACCACGCCTCCGACGCCGGAGGCGATCAGCGGCACGATGGACGGCAACGCCACCAGCCCGAGGCCAATCGTTGGCAGCGCGTGCGAAGTGTTCAACGGATCCCTGCCCCATGGCTCCAAGGCGGACCACGCGGCCATGGCTGCAACTAGCAGCCCGTAGCTGACGAGTATCCGCCGGCCCATTTCGCCCCCGTCGGTTGCACGCTTGCAGGGTCGCCACTTCTCTGGAAACGGCCATCCTAACGAGGCACGAGATCGACCGGACAGGCCCCCCTCTGTGCGCTGACCTGGGCGGTCAATCTTCGATGTCACAAACCGCCCAGTGGTCAAACTTCAGTGGCACTCGGTCAAGGTTTGCTGTCACAGGTCACCGGTGTTCCCCGCCGCTGAACCTTGGCTGTTTGCCACGGATCTTTGACGGCCGCTACGTTCCTGCCACTGAAGATTGGACGGCGGGGCCCTGGGGTCGGAGGCACGTGCGTTCGGCGATACCGCGCTGCCAGCCTTTGACATGAAGACGGGAGACCAGCCGTGATCAAGAAGATTCTGCGCGCCCTCGCCACCAGGGCTGCGTCGCAGCCGGGCACCGCGCCCGACGATTTCAGCAACCGGCCGTACTATCGCTGGCGCTGTGAGTGCGGCGCCAAGTCTCGCTATTCCGACATCAAGGCTGACACTGAGTACAACGCCCAGCGGCACCGGATGCGCCAGGGCGTGGAACATCAGCCGGAGGTTTACCCCGCCGAATGAGCGTGGTCAGCACGCCGGCCGGGCGGGCGGCCCGGCAGGCGGACCGATTTCACGGTCTGGCCACGCCACGGGATACGGCTTTGCTTGGATCATGCCATGAATCTGGCTGGCATCACTGACTGGCCCGGATGGGGCTTCTGGGGCATCCCCATAGGCGTTTTCGTCGGCGCGGCGGGCTTCTGGGCCGCACGCCGATACGGCGACTCCGGCCGCCGCCTCTTCTACTGGATCGACGGAACCACGGGCCTGGTGAGGAAAATCAGCCACGGCATCGAGGTCACCCACAACGGCAAGCCTCTCAAGGATCCCGTACTGTCCAAGCTGGTTCTTGAAGCGCCGAACCGGCGCGATATCAACGAGGGCGACTACTCGAAGGCGCGCCCACTCACGTTCGTCTTCGACCGGCCGGTGGTCGCAATCCTCGACTCCCAGTACCTCCCAAAGGACTGTCCTCCGCCTGAACTGTGCATCACCGACCATCAGCTCGCCATCGGGCCCGACCCGCTGCACGCCGGGGCCAGGCTCTCAGTCTCCTTGCTGTTCGAGGGCCGCCCGTCTGTGGAGACCCCAGTGCGAACGCTCGCCGACGTGAAACTCATCAGCGGAGAGCCTCGTCGCATGCCCCTTGTCCCTTGGTGGATCTTTCCGTTTGGTGCCGTCTTTAGCGCGGTGCTCGCCCTCATCCCGATCATGGCCCCCTACAAGCACGGCAGTAGTGTCCTGGGGACCACTATCGCCGCCGCGATTTTGGGGGGCTTGACCACCTACCTGACGTATCTCCTCGCCTTCGCCCTACGAACCAGGCAGCAGCGGAAGGACGACCTGGCCAGGGTCGAACCGCGCGAGGCCCCAGGAGCGTGACGTCGCTCCGGACGTGTGTAGGCAGCTCACAGGCCCCCCGCCGGGCGGGGCGGCCCGGCAGGGGCGGGGAGCTGCCCCTGTACGGACTGCACTGTCGTCCAGGCCTCCAGCACCGCGACCACGGCGCGGATGTTGCTGCCGTCGAGGTCGGGCAGGGTCGCGAGCATGGCGGCCGCGCGTTGGGAGCCGATCACCGGCCGGGCGGCCTGCCCGGTGACCTGCACCAGGTAGGGCTGCCCGTCGTCGAATGCTCCCTTGACCTGCACGGGGGCGGGACTGGTCACTGCTGTTCCTCCTTGCGGGCGAGGGCCACGAGCATGCCCAGCAGGTGCTGGCGCATGTCGGCATCCAGGTACCACGAACCGGCAAACAAGGACTCCAGCGCGGTCGGCAGGAGCTCCCAGGAGATCCCGTCGGCGGGCTCCTTCCCGGCCAGCAGGTCCGCCCAGTCGCCGCGGGTCACGGCGTCGGCGTGGTGTCCGCGGGTCGGGAAGCGGTCCCGGAGCCGGGCCTGCGGGGCGCGGGTGCGCTGACCGACCGGGCCGCGGCTGGTGCGGTTCCAGTGGTAGACCTCCTGCGCGGCCGCGAGGTCCGGCACCGTGTGCTCCAGGTGCTGGCCGAGCTGGTGCAGGGCGCGCGCGAGCGGGCTGTGCGCCGAGCTGGCGCCGGCGCCGCGCTCGCCGAGCGTGGCCTCGTGGCGCTGCGGCTGGTACCAGCCGCGGTCACTGCCCGGAGCGACCGTCAGATCCGGTGCCTGCGCGAGCCAGTCGGTCGGGATGAACTGCATCGCCTCCTGGAAGGCCTGCCGGGTGGCGTCGTCCTGGCCGGTGATGCTCATGCTGCCCTGGCCCGGCCCCATCTGGCGGTGCTCGCCGAGCGCGGCCAGGACCGCCTGCCGCAGGCCTTCGGCGTACTGCGCCTCGGTGCGGCGGGCCTGGGTGCGCGCGTTGTCGGCCTCCGCCTTCGCGCCGGGGAGCTCCAGGTCGGCGCCACGGATGCCCGCGGTGGCCTGCGCCTGGATCTGCGCGAGGCGGTTGACGGCGCTGCGCTCGTGGGCGCGGGCCTGCTCGACCGTGCCGTGCGGGTCGGAGCCGAGCTCCGGGTGCGCCTGGAGGAGCTCCATCACCCGGTCATCGACCGCGGCGCCGGCGCCGCGCACCGCGTCGAGGTGACGCAGCGCGGTGTCGCCGGGGCCGCCGTCCGCCGCCCGGTCCTCGGTCCAGCGGGTGCCGTCGGCGAGCTGGGGCAGGTTGCCGGCGCGCAGCTCGGCGACGGTGGTGGGCCTCCAGCCGACGACGCGGCGGGCGGCCTGCCCGAACCGGCCCGCCTCGGGCATCTGCCGCAGGTGCGCGGCGGTCCGCTCGGCCGTGCTCAGGTCGTCGGCGGGCTTCTCGACGGCGTCGCCGACCAGCGTTCGCAGGCCGATGGCCTCGGGCCAGGTGCGGACCCGGGCGACGAGGTTGCGGCCGATGCGCTGCAACCGCTCCTTGTCCCGCTCCCGCCACGCGGCCGCGGCCTTCTTGGCGACAGCGACGAGGAAGTCGCGGACCTTGGTGGCGACCTGCTTGAGGGCGGCCCAGATCCGGGCGAGGAGGCCCGGCTTCGGGTCGCGGCCGGTGGCCTCGCGGATTGCGGCCAGGATCTGCTTCGCGACCTGCTGCTGCTCGCCCTGCATGCCGGTGATGGCGTCGGCGACGAGCTGCTGCGCGACCTGCGGGGTGAGGGTGCCCGCCGCGGCGTGCGAGGCAACCTCACTGAGCGCGGCGGACACTGCGCGCTGCGCGTGCTCGGTCAGCGCCCGGTCCGCGGCCTTCTGCGCCTTGCGCCGGCCGATGGTGATGCTGATGCGCGGCCCCTTCCCGCTGGCCTCCTCCTTGCTGCCGCTCTTGCCGCCGCCCCGGGCCGGGTTGGCGGGCTTGAGGTTCTGCATGTGGCGGGCGAGGGCTGCGGCGACGGTCTTGTCGGCGTCGATGTTCGACGAGATGTTCCGCAGCAGTCCGGCGGCGCGGCGGGCGGTGTCCTCCTGGGACTCGCCCGGCAGCGGCTCGATGTCGTTGACGACCTGCAAGGCGGCCTGGACGGCGCGCTCGCGGGCGTCCTTCCCGGCATCGGCTGCGACCTTCTCCGCGAACTTGCGGGCGTCGCCGGTGATGCCGTCGTACTCCAGGCCCGCGAGGAAGTTCGCCAGGGACTTCTGCTCGGCGGCGTGCGTGGAGGCCGGGTCCATGCTGGAGGCGATGGCCTGCCGCAGCGCGTGGATGCTGCCCGGCTTGGCCCCGTTCACGGCGGCGTCGATGACGGCGTCGATGACGCTGCGGGCGTGGTCGGCGGCGAGCTCGTCCGCGTTGCGGGCGCGGCGGTCGTCACGCTCGTACATGGTCGCGATCCACCCGGAGTGCCGGGACACCTCGAACACGTCGCCGGTGTTCACGTCCTGGACGGTGAAGCGGCGCCACCATCCGGCGACCTGCGGCGGGGCGATGATCCGCACGCGGCGGTGGCCGTGGGTGCCGTTGTCCAGCCGGACGGGGGCGTCGATGACGTCGCCGCGCTTGAGGGCGGTGGCCTCGACCCGCATGGGCTCCGGCAGGACGTTCCGGCCCGGCGTGGCCGGAGCCGACGGCGCGGCCGCGCTGCTGCCCTGCGGGGCGGGCAGCTGGACCGCGCTGCTGCCCGACGGGACGGCCGTGCTGGTGGTGTTGCCTTCCGCGTCGGTGCCGGTCACCTGCGTGATTCCGGCCGGGCCGCTGGTGACGCTGGTGACCTGGACCGGGGTGGTGGTGCCGTCGCTGTTCGGCAGGGCCGCGTGGTCGCCCTCGGTGAGCTCCCCGGCCGTGACCGGCGTCGGGGTGGTGGGGCTGACGTTCTCCTCCGGGTTGTGGCCGCGCAGGCGGTTCGCGGCGCGGCGGGCGTCGCGGCCGGCGGCCGAGTTGTCGGCGTGGTCGTCGAGGATCTGCGCGAGCGCTTCGGCCTGACCCTCGGTCACCGGCAGGCCGGCGGCGATCCGCTGCACGGCCTGGTGCGCGTCGGCGCCGTCCAGCTCGTTCACCCCGAGGTCGTCGATTGTGCCCCGCTCGGCATTGGTGAGCTGCGGGTCCACGGTCGCGGCCGGGGCGGGCTCGATGGGCACGTTCGGCTCGGTGGTGCGGGTGTCGTCGATCTCGCTGTGCGCGTCCGGGGCGTCGAGGACCGCGGGGCGGCCGGACGCGTCGATGGCGCGGGTCAGCATCTCGGAGCGGTCGGCCTCAAGGGTTCCACGGTCGCCGGTGGCCATCTCCTCGTAGTCGATGGTGCTGCGGTCGCCGTCGAAGGTGTGCCCGGTGACGCGGACCGGCGTCGCCTCGCCGCCGTTGTCGATCAGCAGGGTGTCGCCCTCGTGGAGGTCCGCAATGGTGGTGAGTTCCACGGCGGCGATCTGCGAGGCGGTCTGGTCGGTGCCGGTCCCGGCGACGTGGATGTTGCCCGCGTCGACGGTGTGCTCGCCTTCGGGGCCGGAGACGGTGACCTCGTCGCCGTTCACGTCCTCGACGATGCCGAGCCAGACGCCGATCTTGTCCCGTGCCGCCTGGCCCTCCTCGACGCGGCGCCCATCGGTGGTCCACCCGGCGGGGCGGGTGATGCCGCCGTCGGCGACCTCCAGGCCGGTCGGGGCGACGTTCTCCGCGTCCGCGTGGTGCCCGCCGTCGCCGAAGTGCACGGACACGGTCGACGCGGTGGCGTCGGTGACGACACCCTCGCGGCCGCTGTGGTCGCGCACCACGGAGCCGGGGAAGATGCCCAAGCCCTCTGCGTCGGTGGGGACCTGACCGGACAGGTTGCCCTGCTGCGCGTCCAGGACGGCGCGCGTCGGCAGCGCCTCCGTGCCGTTGTCGGGCAGGCCCGCGCGGGCCGCCTGGCCGTCCGCGGGCACGTACACGGCCTCACGGGCACCGGAGCGCCCGTCGGCGGTCTCCGACACGATCACGCGCAGCGCTTGCTCGCGCTGACCGTTGCGGCGGACGGTGACCGGCTCCGGGGTGCCCTGCACGAAGCCGTGCGCCGTCTTGGCGCGGCCGCCCTTGGTGGTGCCCTCCAGGCGGGCCACGTCGCCCGGCTGGAGTGTGGAGGCCTGCACCCACTCGGCGGGCAGGCCCGCGACCGGCTCCGGGGTGCCCGGCTGCGGCTCGGCCGCGCCGACCGGCTCGGGGGTGTGCGGGTCGGCGTGCTCATCCGAGCGCGGCGGCCGCGCCATCACGGTGTGGCCCCACGTCAGATCGGCCATGCCGATGGGCCGGTCGGACTTGCCCTCCTCGCCGCTCTCGCGGACCCACTGCGCGTCGTGCAGCATGCCGTCCTGCCCGACGGTGCCGTGCACGGTGGCGAACTGGACGTTCGGGTGCTGGCCCGGCGACTGCGCCGGGTCGTGCTCGGCCGCCGTGGCGAACGGGCTGCGGGTCTTGCCGGTCTCCTGGTTGAACGGCACCGCGGCCAGGGCGAGGACCTCGTCACCGGGGCGCAGGTCGGAGGCGTCCCACACGGGCCAGGTGTGCCCGGCCTGCGCCCACCCCTGGCGGGCGGTGTCGGTGCGGCGCGTCCACGCCTCGCCGAGCGGCTCCGCGACCGGGGGCAGGCCCGGGGTGGTGTACCGGGCGTAGGCGACGGCCTGCCCGATCTGCCGGCCGTGGTCGTCGCGGAACCCGGAGTCGCCCATCGGGGGCAGGTTCGAGTCCCAGCCGACCTCGCGGCCGCGCCAGTCCCGCATCTGCTCCAGGTGCTGCGCGAACGCCAGCGCGTGCTCCCGCGACGCCTGCGGCTCGCCGATGTTCTCCGCCGCGCCCGGGGCGAGGACCTGCCAGCCGCCGTCAGCGTTCTGGTAGCCGGCCAGGCGGCCGGACGGGGTGAGCTCCAGCGACGGCGCGTTCGAGGCCTGCGCCGCGGTCTGCCGCTGCTGCTCCCAGGCGCGTTCGTGCACCAGGTCGGTGCCCTGCGGCTTGTCGGCCCACGTGCGCTCCCACAGGTGGGACTTCAAGTCCTCCACGGTCGGGAAGCGGCGGCCGGTCTCCTGCTGGCGCTGCGCGAGCTGCGCGGCGTGGAGCTCCCGCTCGTACTCGTACAGGGCCTTGTCTTCGTTGCGGGCGGCGATGTGCGCCTCGTAGTAGCGGGTCTTCGACATCGGCCGGGCGTTCACGTCGCCGAACTTGTCCTCGACCCACGTCTTGAGCTCGTCGGACGCGTTCTTTTCGTAGACGTTCTGCGGGGCCTGGAACAGCAGGTACGCGGGGTCGTCGATGTTCTGGCCGGGGATGCGCTTCGCCGGGCGGTTCTCGACAACGGCGAGGGCGTTCTCCTTCTCCTGCTTGCGGCGGGCGCCCATGGCCCGCTCCATCGCGGCCCGGGTCGCAACGAAGCCGTTCACGTCCGGGTTGGTCTCCAGCTCGGCCAGCAGCGGCTGCACGTACGAGTTCTGGTACTCGGCGAGGATCGCCTCCCGGTCCGCGGTCAGGCGCTCCAGGCGGTCCCGGCGAGCGTCGGCGGTCGGCATGACCCCGGACGCCTCCGCGATGGCCTGGTCGACGCTGTCGCCGACCGCGCCCGGCGTGGTGACCCCGGCGTCGCCGAGCTGCTGGAGCTGGTCGGCGTGCTGCTCGACCTGCTGGCGCACCGGCGTCTGGTCGCGGCGGTCGAGCTCGGCCGCCACCCGCAGCCAGTCCGGGTGATCCCACTGCCCGTTGTCGGTGACGTGCTGGAGCAGCAGCTGACCGAAGCCCTCAAGCTGCTGGTCGTCCAGCGTGGACAGGTCCGCGGGCAGCTCGTGGATGGGGCTGCCCCACTGCGGCATCGTGCCCGGTGCGGCGAAGTGCTCGGCAGCGGCGGCCTGCTCGACCTGCTGCGCCTGGTGCTCGACGTGCCCGGCCTGCTGCACCGTCTGCTGCTGCGCCTGGGCGGCCTGCTGGGCGACGCTGCCAGCCTGCGGGGCCTCGTGGCCGGCGCCGTGCTGCTCGTCGCGGATCGCGGTGAGGGCCTGCGCCAGGGTGCGGCCCTGGCCGTCCCGCCACTCCTTCGCGTTCGGCTTCTGCTCGGCCCACGGGAACGGCTGCCCGTTGCCGTCCTTGACCTGCTCGTAGGCGTCGGCGAGGCGCTGCGCGTCCTCGCGGCTGCCGGTAATCTGCGTCAGCTCCGGGCTACCCGGGACGCTGCCCGTGAGCGCGTGGGCGAACTGCCAGGTGTGGCCGTTGTCCGGGGAGACGTAGGCGACGCCACCGTCCTTGGACACACCGAGGGTGTCGCTGTGGGCGGCGGTGTTGAGGAACGTGTGCCGGTTGCCCTGCGCGAACGGCACCATGCCCCGGTAGCGGTCACGCAGAGCGTGCACCGAGTGGTGGCCGTGTCCGCCGTGGCCCGCGCCACCGGCCCCGCCGCCCGTGCTGCTCGGCGCCTTCGGCAGGTGGCCGCTCGGCACGCCGCCCGGGACACCGTTCGGCACGCCACCGTTCGGGTAGTTCCGGTTCCGGCGGTTGCGCCGGTTCCGGTCGCCCTGGCGGTCCTCCTCGTCCTTCTGCTGCTCCTCCTCGCTCGGCTGCTCCTCGCCGCCCTGCTCCTCGTCCTTGGGCTTCTCGGCAGGCTTCTCGGGCGCCTGCTCCTCGTCGGCGTGGTCGCGCTGCGGCTCCGCCACCGGCTCGCCTTGCGGCTGCTCCTCACGGGCAGTCGGCTCACTGGTGGGCTCGGCCTGCTGCTCGCCCTGGTGCTCCTCGTTGGCCGCAGCGGGCTCCGGGGCGGACTCGTGGTGCTGCTCCTCGCTGGGCAGGTTCTCGCCGTGCGGCTCCTGCTGCGCGGCCGCCTGCTCCGCCTTGCGGGCCTCGATCTCCGCGGCGCGGCGCTCCCCGTCCTTGGGGGTCTCATCGCCGCTGTACAGGTCCGGGCGCCAGTCCTCACGGCGCATGACCCGCTCCCGGAACCGGGCCGTCTTCGGGGTCTCGGGCAGTCGGGCCGCCTGCGCGGGCGGCCTACCCTCCGGCTGCTTGTAGGGGAGGGTCTGGAAGTGGCCCTCTCCGTCCATGAGGCGGATGTACGGCTTGCCGTCCTCCGGGTGCTCGATTCCGCGCACCACCCACGGGTTCTTGTCCAGCCCCAGCACGCCCGGTCCCTGGCCGAACGCGTACTGAACCGGCCGCACCACGTCGCCGACCTGGAGCTCGCGGTTGTGCACGTACGTCTCGCCCTTGCCGAGCTCGGGCAGCTCGGGCGTGGACGGCTCGGCCTTCTCCGCCTCTGCGGCGGCCGGCGGCATGGTCGGCTCGATGTGCTGCTCGGCCGGGACCTCGCCGGGCCGCGGCTTGCGGCGGGCAACACCGAGCTGGAGGTTCGCCCTGGGGAACGGGCGGGCCTCGCCGTCGGCGCCCGTCAGAGTGACGTTGTCCGCCGCGTACGTGGGATGGTTCTCCGTGCCGAACGCGCGCACGCCCTTGCTCGACTCGCCCATGGGGCCGGTGATGGTGGCGTGCCCGGTGCCGATCGGATCGGGCTCCTCGCTGAGGTTCGGCTTCACCTCGCGGCCGTTCGCGTCCTTGGACAGCCAGCCGAGCGGGGTCGGGTACGTGACCTCGTCGCCGGGCTGGAGCTCCCACGGGTTCGCCGGGATGGTGTAGCCCTCGGCGGCGGCCTTCTTGTTCCACTCGTCCGCCATGTCGTTCCAGGCCTCGCGCTCCTTGCCGATGCGCAGGGTGCCGTTCCACTGGCCGTACTTGTTGTCGTGGAGGGCCAGGGCGCGCCCCATGGCCACGCTCAGGGACTCGCCGTCGGGGCCGACGAACTCGCGGGCGAGGCGCGGCGCGTCCGGGGAGTCCCACGGGAACGGGTGGCCGTCCCGGTCCTTCACGGTCTCCAGAGCCTTGGCCAACCCGATGGCCTGAGCGCGGCTGCTGGCGCCGACGAACGGCTCAAGGGAGCCGGGCGGGGCCACGAAGAAGTGCCGGCCGTACTGGTCGCCGTTGAGAACGGCCTCGTTGGGGTAGATCGCGAAGCGCTTGCCGGGCGACAGCGTGGTGTCCTTGCTGTCCGCGATCCGCTCACGCATCGCCTGGTTCGGGACGGGCGTCATGACCCCGCCGGTGACGTGGTTGGTGCCGGACCACCACGGGGCGAGCTTGCTGACGCGGATGTGGTCACGCAGGGCCTGGGCGGTGCGGAACTGCGGCGGGTGCTCGTCCGCCATGCCCTTCGGCGCCTGCTCGTCGGTGGCGCGCTCCACGGTGTTGCCGCGGTCGACCTGGACGCGCTTGCCGTCCTTCGGGTCCATGCCGGGCTTGTCGCCGACGACGAGACGCCACACGGGCATGCGGTCCTTGTCCGGGCCGCGGACCGCGGTGCGCTTCTCCGGCGCGGCCAGCAGGTAGCCCTCACGGGTCACCGTGGCGGAACTCGGCCCCTGCCCGACAGCGCGCACCACGTCGCCGACCTTGAGTTCAGACGGGTCGGTGTGCTCGCTGGTGAGGCCCTTGATCGGCTGTGGCGGCCCGACCTCCTTCGGGGCCTTGACCGGCTCGGGCGCCTTCGGGGCGTCGGAGGCGCGGGTGAAGCGGTGCACGTCCTCGGCCGGGACGGCGGCGACCTCCTGCGGATGGAAGCGGAGTCGCACCGAGTGCTGTTGCTTGCCGTCGAAGGTCGAGCCGTAGGACCGGTCGGCGCTCTCCAGGCTCGTGTAGATGTGGCCGGAATCCTCGGGGCCGATGCGCACCTCGTGGTAGCGCTCGGGGGCGCCGCGCTTGCCCTTGGGGCTGCGCCTATCGAGGACCAAGACCCGCTGCCCCGGCCGCATGTGCTCGTGGGTCACATCAGTGACCGGCACCCAGCCTTCGGGCATGCCCTCGTGGATGGGCGCGGTGGGCCTTTCCTCACCGCGCGCGTCCCGCTCGGCCTGCTCGGCAGCCTGCATCCGCCGGGCCTCGATGTAGTTGCCGGGCCGACCCTTCAGGGCCTTGTCCACGTCGGCCTGCACCTCGTCGTCCGGGTTGTGCCGGGTGAACGATTCGTCGGGCTTGGCGTAGCGCATCCAGTGCGCGTGGTTGTCGAGGCTGTAGCCCTCCAGGGCCACCCTCGGCTGCGGGTGCGTCGGGGTGGGCTCCACGTAGTCGGCGTGGACGATCATGACCCGCTTCGCGCGGTTCAGGGTGTCCTTGCTGTCCGGGTCGCTGATCACGTCACCGGGCTTGATGCCGGTGGCGGGCAGCGTCGTGTTCCCGGCCTCGGAGGGCTCCGGGGTGGTGGGCTCCGGGGTGGTGGGCTCGGCGGCAGCGACCGCGTGCTCGGCCTCGGCCGCGGCCTGGTGGTCGGCTTCGGTGGCCTCGCGCACCTGCGCGTTGCGGGCGAGCAGGCGCTCCCGGCCGGAAGTGTCTGTCACCAGAATCTTGCCGCTGCCGGTGGGGTTGACCTTCGCGACCTCGTACGGCTTGCCCTGGGCGTCGACGACCTTGTCGCCTTCGGCGAGCTCGCTGGCCTTCTTGACGACGGGGGCGCGCTCCATGTCGGCGCGGCCCTCGTGGTCGGCGAACATGTCCGGCGTGCCGAACGCGTCCAGCGGCTTGTCCTCGGACGGGGGCGGGGTCTTCGACGGCGCGGCGGGGGCGGCGAACAGGCCCGTGTCCTCGGCCGGTGCCTGCTCCTTCTTCGGGGCGCTGCCCGGGGTCTTCCCGGCGCGGCGGTCCTTCTCCGCCTCCAGCGCGGCGAGGCGCGTGCGGTCGGCGCCGGCCACGTCGCCCTCGGCGTAGCGGGTGTTGTCGAGGTGCAGGATCTCGCTGGCGATCTCCTTGTCCGTCATCGCCCGCGGGGACAGGTGCGCGGTCGGGGAGGTGTTGGCGCTCGGCGCCGCCTCCTCGGTGGCCGGAGTCTCCTCCGGGGCGTTCGGGGTGACGGACGCGAGGTCGTGCGCCACGTCCTCGGGGTGGAGGGTCAGGTTCCCCGGCTCGGCCTTGGCCGTCTCCTCCTCGGCGTGGTGCCCGGCCTGGGTGGTGTCGCGCTCCTCGCCGCTGATCTGGATGTGGCGGCCGTTGCGGGCCATCGCGTTGACGAAGTCTTCGACCTTCTCGTCCCGCGTCTCCTGCTTCCAGTTCCGCGGCATGAACCAGGCGTTGAGGTTGTTCGACCACTTCACGCCCCGCAGCGCCCTGATGGCGTCGGTGACCTGCGTGTCGCCCTTGGTGGTGCCGTGGATGAGGGTGCCGTCGGGGGTGTGCTGGATCCACACCGGGTCGCGCTGGTCCACGGGCAGCTGCATGGTCTCGCGCTGCTGGATCATGTTCTGTGCGAGGAGTTGCGGGCTGCGGCCGGTGACGCGGCCGCCGCCCATCACGGCGCTGTAGTGCTGGCCGTAGGGGTAGGCGCGGCGGCTGCCCTCGCCGATGACGTGCCCGTCTGGGCCGTACACGTCGAAGGAGTCCTTGCCGCTGCCGACCTGCGTGGTGGTCGCGAGGTGGTAGCCGTCGTGGTTGTAGACGGGCTCGGCGTGCTCCGGCAGGCCCGCGCCGGTGCTCTCGGCGGCCGGGGCGGGCTCCGTGTGCGGGGTCTCGTTGTGGCCGGCGCCGATGGACTCCAGGTCGCTCGCCACGTCCTCCGGGTGGAGGGTCACGCTGCCCGGCTCGGCCGTCTCGGCGGCGTGCTCGACGTGGTCGGCGGCCGGGGCGGTCTCCTCGGCCTGCTTGCCGTATCGGTAGGGGTCGGGCTCGCCCGGCGCGGGCAGCGTCGTCAGCGATGCCTCGTGGCCGTCCGCCTGGCCGTGCAGTTTCGCCGCCAGGCCCTGGAGCACCTTCTGCTGCCGCCGCCCGTCGGCGGTGGAGGTGTCGGCGTTCTCGGCCGCGCGGTTGGTCTCGTCGGCGAGGCGACGCATCTGCGGCAGGGTGATGTCGCGGTACATGCGGTCAGCGGCCCGGGACAGCTCCGGGTCATCCGACTTCTTCCAGCCCTCGGCGAGCGCATCGAGCTCGCGCTTCTGCGCGTCAGAGAGCTGGTTGAACTGCACCGCCTGGCCGGTGATGTCCTCGGGGCGGACAGCACCCTGGCGGGGCGTCATCGGGTTGTCGGCCTTGTCCTTCGACCCGTACGCGACGTGCCAGGCGGCGTCTTCCATCGCCTCGGCCGGGTGGAGGCCTTCGGGGGACGGCTTGTACGGGCGGCCGCCGCGCGCGTCCTGCCCGATCCACTGGGGATTCTCGCGGCCGCGCTGGCGAATCCAGCCGATCACGTTGCCGTTCTTGTCGACGACGGTGCCGTGGCCGGCCTCCACGTCCACGTTCTTGAGGCGGCCGCCGCCCTCCAGGGGCAGGCCCTCGCTGCTCGTGGCTGCCCGCAGGTCGGCTTCGGCCTTGGCCGCGCGCTCCTGCTCCTTGCGGGCCACGGGCACCGGCTCGCCGTGCTGCCGCAGGTCTCCCAGCTCGTGGATGGCGTAGCCGCCGGTCGGGGTGGTGCCGGGGCCGTGGTAGACCGTGGCGCTGTTGCCGTCGATGTTGGTGATCTCGCCCGGCCCCTTGGGGGTCATGACCTGGTCGCCCTGCTTGAAGGCGTCGGTCTGGCCCTCGGGGTGGGCGGCGGTGGCTCCGATCGAGCTGAGATCGCCCTCGACCTGGTGCGGCTCCAGCGTCACCGTGCCGTTGCCCGGCTCGCCTGCGGAGGGCTTGCTGACGCCCTCTCGGGTGATCTCGTTGGGGTGGTACGAGGTGACGGCGCCGTCGTGGCTGACCTGGATGGTGCCGTCGTGGGCGTTCTCGCCGACGACGTGCCCGCCCTCGCCTTCGGCCATGACGGGTTCGCCGAACTTGTAGGTGCCGCCGATGAGGTTCGCCTGCTCGACGGCGTGCCGGGCCGTGCCCGGGGCGGCCGGTTCCGGCGCGGGCTTCGCGGCCGGGGTGGGGGCCTGGAAGGTCGGGGAGGCGTTGCGGGTGTCGCGGCGGGCCTGCTGCTCGTCGCGGATCGCGGCGAGGTGGTCGCGGGCGGCCGCCACGTTCTCCGGGTGCGGGGAGCCCAGCAGCGCGTGCGCGAAGTCGGCCTCTTCGGTGAGCTGGCTGTCGGAGAGGTGCGACAGGTCCGGCTTCGGTTCCTTCGGCGCTGCCGGCGCCTTCGGCTCAGACGGGGCGGCGGGCGTGGCGGGGGTGCTGCGG